TCCCAAGCGTTCCCAAGCATTTCAAGCGCCTGCTCTTTCAAGCTCGGCGGCTTGGGCCGGCGGGCGGCGCGAAGTGCTTCATGCTCGTGCTCGTGACCTTCTAACTTCAGCCACTCACAGCACGCCTCCAGCTCCTGGTCGGCGGCCCACTGGGCGGTGCGGTTGGCAAGGTAAGTGCTAGCCTCGCCCGGCGCAATGGGTGTGCCGTAGAACTCGGTCATCCACTGCTGCGCTAGCTCCGGCGGTGGGGTGATGGGATGTTCTTCAAGCGTCATTGTGCAATCTCCGAGATCTCGCGGGCGATAGAGTCCAGATTGTTTTGAAGCTGTTGCGTGAGCTTAACGCCGTTCATGCGCTCGGATGCGCTCATTTTGGTACGGTCGCTCGTCAGTAGCTCGTCCACTTTCCCCTTGATCGTGTTCACATCCTTGTGATACTTGCGCAGCATCGTTACATATTCGTTTAGACCTTCCAGATTGTTTGCACGGCTGCGGTGCACAGTCGCCTGGAACTCAGCCATAACCCCTGAGGTTGCTCGTTTTGCGTCCGCGAACAGTTTGGCCGCCGTGGGAATCTCCTGCTCTAGAACTTCGCAGATTACCTGCTGATCATCAGAGCTCGTGTAAACGATATGTACGATGCTGCCGTGCATATGCTCCGGATGTAGTGTGTCGTCGCCCTGGACGACCGCCCAAGCCCGAAGGAACTTGAGGATCTGGACCCGACGTCTGTCGCTGATTGAAATGCCGCGCTGCGATAGGAGCTCCCATACACTGTTGAATTTGTCTAGAAACTCCTCTGATATATTCACTTTTGCCGCCTCGTCCTGAAGAGCGCTGAGCTCTTTGAGCGTGATGTGTTCGCCCACCTCCGGACGTTGCTCAATACCCAAAGCCCATTGATCGAGAACGCGCTTCGAAGTCGGTTTCTTGAGCGTATGCACTGTGGGGCGGAACAAGAAACGGTCGCTAAATGCTTGAAGCGACTCCTCCTCCGGCCAGCTGTTGGTAGCGGCGACGATGCTTTGCAGCGGAGTGATGATAGTGCTTTTGCCGTTGTTAAAAGTTCTTTCGTTGAGCAGAGTCAAAAGAGAATTTAGAATTGCGGAAGAACCACGGAAGAGTTCGTCCAAAAATCCAACGTGTGCTGAAGGCAGATAGCCATTGATATCACGCTGATATTCGTCTTGTAGCAGCTTAGTTACGGCCACTGGACCGAAGACTTCCGACGGATCAGTAGTCGGAGTCAACAGGTAACCAAAGTAATTGACGCCGGTAATGCCTTTGCAGATGTTTCTTACTAGGTCAGATTTGCCTGTGCCTGGCGCACCGAGTAAAAAGGCATTCTGTTTCGAAAGCAAGCAGCTTAGCAATCCGTCGATAACGTCGGTTCGTTCGAGCGTGGCTGCATTGAGAGCGCCGCGAAAATTCTGAAGCTTGGCAAAAAGAGTGTTGTTCATTTGATTGGCTTGGGGAATTGAACTTGAACGGGGCAGATGGTTACGTCTTTAGCTAAATGAGATGCTGCTTGGCGAACACGTACACCTGCAGTATCTAAATCGACAAATGAAATTGCGTCAAAAGGGTCTGTTGTAGATGAACCGTCAGCCGCTAAATAACCTTGTGCTGTTTTAATTACGTAGAGAGTGCGTGTCATTAAAAATCACATGCGATTGATTCTGGATTTGGTTGATTGATGTCGGTGATGAGTTCTTCGAGGTTTTCGTTAGCTGCTGAAATAAGTTCCTTGCGTCGTTCGATAAGTCGACGGAGGTTCTTAGCTCGCTGTTCGTACACATCAATTTCTACGTTTGCCTCAAACACAAGCAGGTTTAGATGCGAATTGTTTTCGGCACCTTTGATTCGTTCGCAAAGATTTTTGTACTTAGATGAAAGGGCGAGAGATTGCTTGAGCTTCTCAAGCCCTTTGGATTCGTCTCTGTTGTTGCAGATAGATTCCAGTTCCTCCCGGATGGCGGTCTGAATGACTTGAAACTCTTGCTGTGCTTGACGATAGGTTGACTTATCGGGAGAAGTAAGGAGCTTGCCGCATTCGAGCAACCGCGTGGCCAACACAGAGAGCTGATCAAATCCGGGAACGGAATCGCTGATCAGCTTCAATTTGTTAGCTGTGATTTCCCAACTGCCGCGCTTCTTGTCAGAACCAGTCTGCTGCTTACCTATCTTTGTGATCGTGCGAGCATCTAGATCGTCTAGAAGTTCAGCACTCATAGTGAGTGCTCGATCGGCGGCAGAGGACTTGGCTGCTTCGAGAACTTGAGCCGTGTTGATGTTGTTCTCATAGGCAAGCAACGATTTAATGTCCCCTGCGATTGGTTCGTCTGCCACCTCTAGCATCACAGGGAGAGGACCCACTACTGATACACGAATCGGAGCGTGGTAAGCAGCCTTCGTTGGAAATACTTTCATATATGCCAAAAAGGCCAGATCATATTCTTTCTCGTCTTTAAACAAGGGACGAAGGATGTTCTCCGTAGTTTCTTGCCACGCCGCGTACTCTTGATCCCAAAGCTCACGCAGTTCTTCGTTAGCTCTCTCAGCCGAATACTTGATGTCCTTTATGTACTCGTGAGCTTTGTAGAAATAACCTTCGGTAACAAAATGGGAGTCGCCGAAATGAATTGTGCACTCATCGTAAAGTTCCCGCTGCATAGCTCGCAGTTCATCGAGTTTATGCTTCAGTGCATTTGAGAGTGAAGGGCGGATAGAAACTGTGTTCTTTTCCCGCAGAGTCTTGATCGTCTGATCCGGTAATTTAAGATCGTCAAATGCAATCTGTACACTCTGACGAACTGTGCCAGAAATTGAACAAGCGAGGAAGTAATGATTCATCGTTTTGTCTCTTCGTAGGATTGATCTGTGTGCTGATGATGCGTAGTGAAAGTTGGTTCGGTGCCGACCGCACCTAGGAAGGCGAAAGCCATCCCGATCGAAGCGATCAGGAAGGCTACCGCGTTAGTTACTTTGGGGCTCATTTGAGACGGGTGAAAGCGAGCGAGATTTTGTCAGTGACCTGATCACATTCTCCTGTTTGTACGAGGAGCTCGGCTTGTTGCTTGAGCTTAAGCTTGGCGAGCTTGAGCTGCTGTTCAAGATCAGAAACTTTATCCGCGAGCTTCTGCAGTTTGTCGTGCGGCGTGGGCTTGCGGGAGATGCGGACGACGATGTTGGTTTTGTACTGAGGGAACTTGAACTTACTGTCAGCTCCGCTAAACAAGCCGAGATCAAAACCTTCGCCATCTGCTTGTGTTACGTCTGCCAGCAAGTTGTCACGGGCAGCTTCGAAGGGAGTGCCGAAAGCTTCATTAACTTGAGTGAGGGCTATGTCACACTCGCTCCATGCAGTAGCTGCTGTGTCGGCGAGTTTGAGAATCGAGGGGAGTTTGATGGTCATGTGATCAGAGAAAAAGGAAGGGCACCACGTTTAGGGCCGGTGCCGCCCGTCAATCATAGCGCTTTGTACGGATCCTGTAAATAGGTGCGCTTCATTTGGTTGGGTAAACGCAGACGTTGTTCCAGTTACCGATGTGATGCTCGCGCATGGCGACTTCTTTAGCTTGGTCTCGTGTGTGGGCTTCTACTGCACATAGAAACTTCCAGGCTCCTGTTTTCCGACTGAACACATCGAAGCTCTGAAGTTCTTTGAGGGTCTGCATGGCTTAGCTAAAACCGTAGCTACGGTAGCATAAAGCACACAATACTTTATGTCTGTTAGTTACCTTCTATCGTCTGGTATGTTTTGATCGCTTATAAATAAACATTTTCTGAAAGCTCTCAACTTAACGTGTTTTGCTACCCAAGCCGTTTAGTTAGCTAGAGCTAGTTGCCTCGTAGAAAATGCAGTCGATAGCTTCTGGCGTGTTGTATTCCGGGAAGTCGTAGCCACAGCCCGTTCGTGTCTTGTGAACGCACGCATCGCAGCTTGCGTGTTCTTTAGATGCTTTGGATTCCTTAAAGAGTTTGAACAAATTCTGTACCTGAGAAAGCATTGTTTTCGCTTGGCTGTAGAACACGTCATCTACTTCGTAAGTCGTAGCCCTGTGGCTACAAGCGCGACATTCTTTTCGTCGTCTTGTATGCCCCTCTTTCGTTCGTCTTGATTCAATCGTTACTTGTTCTTTCTGATTACATGCTGGGCAGACTCCTAGTAATTTTGGATTGATTAAGGCGGGTTCAGTCATTGTGTGTGAATAATAGGGGCCATGGGAATCGAACCCATCTTATGCGTGTTATGAGCACGCGGCATTCAACCAGAGTGCTAGACCCCCGAGAATCAGTAATTGTAGGAGACTTTAACGTCTACTACATCACACGGTAACACTCCGTAAGGTCTAGCGTCATGATGCTTGCTAAAGTAAGGAGATTGTCCAACCGATAAAATCGTTCCCCCTTCGATGAAGTTAGTTACGAATTTACTGAAAGCTTTTCTATCTAAGGGCTTGTCCTCGAAAATACTTAGGTCGTCTTTTATCAAAGCGTTTATCCAGTGTGCTGGCACTTGATAAAAGATATGCTCGTTTGTTGTCATTGATAGAAGTAGGCACGCCGCTCAGATTAGCCGAGCGGCTTAGACGTGCGCAACTTATTTAGATCTAAACAGCATGATCACGAGTCCCAAGATCATAAACACGGGAGCTCTTAAAGCAAACCCCAAACCAAATAGAAAGCTTCCAGCAATAATGGAGATCATGGTTGTCATTGGTTGAACACGGGGTGATCCAGATTAGGTCTAACAGACCACATCTCGTAAGCCCTATCGATGTAAATAATATCTCGCTTTTCTAAAGAAGTTGCGATTCTGCGGGAAGCCGCGTCGCCGTGGATGCAGAAAGCGTGCGAAATGGCCGGACCGTACAAGTTTATGTACTTGCGCATGAAGAAGATCATCTGTTTCTGTAGGTAACCGAGAGGTGCTTTAGTCATTGGATTCAATCGAGAGGCGTTTACGAAGTTGTTTTGCAGCTCTGACGAGTACACTATTACCGTAGTTGGGGCCGTACATCATGTCGATGTAGTTACACAATTCTGCAGCAGCTACGATGTGTTCTTGCGCCCAATCCAATTCAGGACTTTCCTCAAGCTGATACTCTACGAGTTGTTGTAGGAGTGCAGGAGGGATTAAATCCAGCAAAGCTTCTGAAGAGCTTTGTAGGGAGAAGTGCGAGGGGACTATCATCAATCGTGAGAGGAAAGAGTGAAGGGTGATCTGTTACTAGTAACTAATGTGTACCCTCCTTGTGTCGTTGAGGGGTATGTTTAAGCGATACGCTGCACCTGCGGACAAGTCGATTGAGTTACAGTCACAGCGATCTGTGATGGGCACAGTTAAAGATCTGCCCGCATAAGTAACTCGCACCCTCGTTCCACAAGGCAACCAAGGATGCGCCGCTGTCACACCCCAGTGTTGATATGTTTGCCCACAATATGTGGTGCGATTGTGATACCACCCATGATATACAGTTGCGTTTACTGTACGAGCCTGCATGGGAGACAAGACAACAAAAGGAATCAAAAAGAAAAGACGTTTCATGATTGTTGTGATTGTGAAGTTAAACTGTGCGGCGGCCCCGCGAAGCGGGATGGACGCTAACTCTCTAACCAAGCTTTACAGGGCTTCTTTGCTATGTAATAACGGGCCGTGGGATCCGCTAAGCCATACTCACGAGCCACACGATAAGCTTCCTTTGAGTCTGTGATCTCGTCGATTGTTTCGACGGTGTTGCTGTTGTCTCGGCGCTGAATGTAATAAGGCATTGCTAGACTTGAGTAACGAGTAAGGGTTAAGTGGAACAGTTAGCCGCTCAGTTTCTCAGTAAGTACATCGACGAAAACATCGGCCCGCTTGGTTTAATCGGGCGGATGCCTTTAGGTGTCGCCGGCTCACTTGCTGGTGTGCCAGGTATCGGACCCGGTGGAGAATCCGCGCCTGGCATCAACAAACCGGAGTTGTTAGGTGGGTTGGCTGGGTTAGGTATTAGCTCCTTGTTTGGTTAGGCTCTGACGAACACGTGGCGTGAGCACTTCTCAATCAGCCACTCAGTCTCTTCGATTGCATATCCGTACCACTTCTTATCCTTCTGATATACGCCAGCGCCGCACAAGTTACGCAGCAAAGCGTTAAGCCTACTCTTGGTTGTAGGTGTCTGCCAGCCGCAATCGGATACGGTAACTGTGTCGGGTGTGACTACTGCGATTGGGTGACCGTATAGGTAAATAGTTACGCGGTCGATTGGTTTCTTCGCGTGGGTAAATACTGTTGCTGCTACCTCTGTGTTGCCACACTTCCAGTTGCGGCGTGCATGGATCGCTTCCAACATTTGCTGTTCGATCTTACGCATGGTGCTAGTCCTGTTGTGTTTGGTTAGTTAAATATCAGAGAGATTCGTGCACTGAAAGGATTGCTTCAAGTGCAGGGATGATCTCGTCTTCAATGCGGGCGAGTACATCGAAAGGTAGTACTTCATCGCGCAGGATCTGTTTATACTTTGCGAGCGAGTGGTAGGACAAAGAGTGACTGTCCAGTTTGTACAGATCGTAAGGAAAGTGATTCACTGTGAGTAAGGTAAAAGGCTAGGTGTTGTGTGAGGGCGCCCCGCGTAGCGGGACAGGTTCAAGCATCAGGCCATTCGTATCCGTCGGGAACTTCCCACAGATCGCCATCCTGATGCAGCCGCCATGTTACATCATCGCTAACGATGCTGGCGTTGTCTAAGATGCTCTGCCATGCCTCCCAATACCATTCGTGATCTGGGCCAGCCTGACAAATAAGCACATCGTCGTAGTCAACACCTACACATTTAGCCCAGTGTTCGTCGGCATCTGCACAGTACATCTGCGGGATGTACTCACCGTGGGAATCAAGAAGGACGAGGTTAGGCTCTTGCATGGTGTTTGTGATGTTGTTGTAATTAGGTGAGTCGGCCCGCGCAGCGGTGTTAATCAAATTCAGAAAGATGTACATCTGTAGGGCGCTCGATGATCTTGCGGCCCGTATCTTGTACCTGCGACGTGATAACTACACGGCCACACAGTGAGTTGTATGCAGCCGGACATTCGCGCATCAGATGGTTGCGCATCTCTGATGTCATGTAGTTGTTAACAACGTGCAAGATCTGGTCTTTGTGGAAGTCACGGATGTGGTTGTACATCATGATCAGAATCTGATGGATTGTTTGAGTGGGGAGAATGTTTGTTGTCGCAGCAGTTCCAGTAGCTGTAAATGCTCCTGCGCCCAATCACTACCGGGATGATAAGGCGTTTCATTAACTAGCTTCAATAGGTCCTGCTCGTATGCTCGAATCATGCGACGCATGAACTCACGATCGAGTGCAATTTCAGTGTCGTACATAGTCAGGAACAGAGTGTGCGTAAATGGGAATAACCGGGGACATCATGTGCCCAGTTAGGTGAGGGAAGTGTGCGCAGTAGTTGCTTGTACTTTGCGATTGTGCAGTTAATCCGTTCGGCGTGGTAGGCATCGTCGCGCCACACACCAGGCACGGCATGGTGCCCATAGAATTGTTCATCCCACGCAGCAACAGGATTGCCGTGATCCAGCAATACATAGCAACGGCGAGGGTTACCGTTGCGATCATTCTGTGCGCAGTAGTGTTGAATCTGTGCCATGATGTTGGTGTTGTAATTGTGTGAGTCGGCCCCGCGTTAGCGGGATGATAGTCATTTGATTCCTGTGATCTCTTTGGCAATGGAGTCGACAAAGGTCCACACCATGTGATTAACCATGCCGCGAACACTTGTGCTGTTGTTGGAGAACTTATCTAGCCAAGTGTCGCCGTACTTATCGTAAAAGAAGTCTTCTACTTCATCCTCAAACTCAATGAAGAAGTCCCACGTATCGTGATAATACGCGAGCTTGTTTGGTGCCATCTTTGCGCAACCATGCAGTGCAATGTCCTGCAAGTCTTCGTAGGTAAACAAGCCAGACTCCTCGCCTGACAAGTACTCAACAGCGCGTGGTGCGATGATCTCAGTGTTGCGAGTTAAAGTCATAACAATCCTCACGAAGAGGTGAGTGCTAACACAATGAGGGAGAACCCCTCATGTAACTAACCCAAACTGCAGTGCAGTCTGGGGATAGCTACAGGAGAGAATCAGTCGGGACGGATAAGCTTGAACTCTTGAATGTCGTAGTACGCAACAGTGTCTGCACTATAACTGCGCAGACGTTTGATCTCATTCTGTGCGCCACGGTCAGACTTGAACCACTGGTGATTCCAGCGGCCGCGAGTCTTAACAGCCACACAGTGCGTAGCATTCTTCTCAACTTGACGGCCAGTTGCGAGAGTAAAAGTGTTCACTTGATTCCTCCGTTGTTGATGAAGTCTTTGCACTCAGAAACTGTGTCGAACTTAGTCACAAAGCTGACAAGAGTTACACACCCATCGGCAACTTGAAAGGGGACATACTTACCGACGCGATAGATTCTGCGTGCAGAAGTAGAGTCGGTCGGTTCGCTAATCTCACCAACAAGTTCACCATCAAGGTGCACAAGTTCACGATACCAACTGACATTGTTAGGGAAGTGTGAAGCTGTGTAAGTGTAGTTCATGATCTGAATGTAGTCAAGTTAGTTAGAGAATTCAGGAACAGTAGCGACCAAGGATGACATCGCCGTCATCACACAGTTTGATTAACACGCCGCTAAAGAATGAGTCTGAGCTGTAACCGTGCCAGCCAGACTGTGCAAGATCACCAGTAGAATCTTGTTCGATACGCATAAAGTCAGACATTGCGTACACATAACCTTTGTACATAATGAATGATTCATCCTCAAACTCAGTGTCAGTTAAGTAGTCAAACTGCTTGCGAATCTTGGCAGCTTGCTTGTCACCGACAAACAAAGAAAGGGTCAGCCCTGACATAGGCTGACGAGGCTGATTGTTGGTCTTGATGTCCATAACATTCACCAGCTACACGGCTGGCAGCTAACAACAAAGAGGGAAGAATCCCTCACCTAACCCGTGGCTGGGGGAGAGAATCAGTCTGTGATCAAGAATGATCCTATCGGATCAAACTTAATACTTAACCTGGACAAAGCTAGTAGTTAACAGGCTCCGCCCTAATACAGTTCAGAACTGTTGCTCCAAACTAAAATATACGCACTGAGTTAGCTACAGCTTACAAAATGCCCCTGCTCTCTTAGTCTGGTAGACTACTGGCCCCCGGCAACATTAAATGAACGACTACGTCAAAGACATAATCGCCCGCGTGGAACCTGAAATCCTTACATCACTGGATGAAATAAGGAAAGCTTGCCCCTCAGCAGATCAAGTTTGTGTACGGGGTTATAGTCACCAGATTAAATTAAGCTCGTTAGACGAGATTGAGCAAGTCAACTTACTCTATCGTCAACGAGACAGACTTAATCAATCAGGTGAAGAATACGAAGTCGACCACAAGATCCCACTATTTAAGGGTGGCTTGCACACATTGGAGAACTTACAACTTCTCTCGTGCAAGGATCATCGCTTAAAGAACAGTGCGGATCGTAAAGGGTACAACTTGGAATTCTCCACCAGACAGACAAAGCCTGCAAAGTGACAAGTGCAAAGCTGTAACTAACTGCGTGCCACGGGCTATTCGTCATGTTAGGTGTGTGCAACTTAGCTAAACCATTTAGCTGTGCTACACACTTAGGTAGAGACCTATACCTTTCGCAGTCTTACTGCTCGGCTTTGATCACACTTATGGCGCTGGAAGCTCAGCGCCGCCCGTATAGTTCTAGTTACGTTGTTGTAGTTATTGTCTGGGCTTCATTACTCTCTAGTGGGGGATCTCCTACCCTTATACCCACGCTGTGACCTTAAAGGTCTGGCACTTAGCACTGCACCGTAGCTGGAGTCTGGTGGGCTAAGCTGTGTCATCCGTACGTTCCCTTGCGGTACTAGCTGACAACAACTACAACAACTGTTCTTGTCATTAACTGTTCACCTAGTTAAAGGTGCCAGCTGACAAAGCACAGCCTGACATTGTGGAACGGTGAGCCTGCCACTGCTCGCGTTAATTTCAGTCCGGCCGCCGCCGTCTGGCTATTGCGCACCCCATCGGCGCAATCCGCATCAAGGCCGTGCACGGTGCGGCGCTAGTTCGCCTACCCTCACCGTGTCGGTGCTTGTTCCACTATTCAATTACCAAGGTTCTTTCACCTAGTTACCTACTACAACTCTCGCCGCACTCGTTCCGGCACACCTTGCCTGCCCTTGCCTACACTTCGGGGAAGTGCTCCCTACCATCAGCGGCAGACGCGCGGGGCCAGTTCGGCCGTCGCGAGAGTTGATTCAGTTGTCTAGGTGCCCTGGCGGCGTGGCTCTCGCCCCGTTCCTCCAGTGACCTAAAGGTAGCCCCCATCAGCGCATCCCGTCAACCCCCTAAGCGTGCGGTCAGCAAAAGCACACAGAGCACAGTCAGCTAGCTAGCTAAAGGAAAGCGCGCGGGCGCACGCGCTAGCACCACGTCTGCCCTTTAGTCAAGCGGCTTCACGATCTGAATTCTCTTTAGTTAAAGGGGTATCCTCCCCCGCTCAGTAAAAAGAATAGAACAAGAGTAGGAGTTTGTAATACATAACGATTGCTATTTGATTCGTTATACAAACTCAGCTCCCCCGCACCCGCGCGTCTGTACGCAACCTGCCCCTTTTTTTTAATTGTGTGCGTTTGACGTCGCCGCCGGCGAGAACCCTTTGTAAATCTTGCGGGAAAATCGGGGCCAAAAGGTTTAGTGTCAGTATACGGACAGGCCCTGAACGAAAAAAAAATCGCCCGCGTGGGGCGACGACTCAAACTTTTTCGGACTCTACAAGGAGATCTTTCAGGAATTTAACGTAACTTCGTAATAATTCAGCAGCAATTAGGTGTTTATGATCCTTTGTTTGGAAATAAAATGCGTTGTGTCGATCAACAGCGTCTAATGCTGTTTTGATTACCCCGTTCCACGGCTCACGAGTAGGGGTGTTCCACTCCCGTGCCACGAAGGGGAGGTCAGAGTACTTGTATATGCTAAGACGGAGCACGAAATTCGTTTAAAGTAAGCTAAAGAATCTTTAGCCGTGACCAATATCAATTCTGAGCGCTTAAATCGTGCTGAGTGGCAGAATTTTGTCGGTTCTCCAGATATTCAACCCCTCGGACGGGCGTACGGTTATCAACTTGAGCTGCCTTTTGAAGAGCCTGCGCTTTTTAATCAGCGGGTGAGCCGTTTTTTTGACGATCCTAGAAATATTCGAGGTCTTTTTGGCGATATATCGCTGGATGAAGCCGGCCGCACTCGTCCAGTGCCCGAAGCTATTCAACAAGGTATAGAGGTTAAGCGGGGCATTAGAAATACGCCCAAGCTCATGCAGGACTTGAGCCGCTTGATGGATACGCCTAATAGCGGTGCTTTTAACGCAATGGCGGGACTTGAGGATGCCTATGCTTTGCGCCAGTTGTTCGGCGAGGCGCCTGGGGAATACGGCGATCCTAACCCGTCCACACCTTCTACTGAACGCCGTGGCGTTGAGACAGGACAAGGATTTCGCGGTCGGGTCGGCACAGGAGAACCTACTTCTGAACTTAGTCCTGCGGAGCGAACTGCTGCCACATCCGCATCTTTCCGTCCTTCCGTAATATCGCGGGACATTGCTTTCTTGGGGACTCCTGAAGTCGTCATTCCTTCTTACCCCGCCGGCACTGCTCTAACGGGACTTGACGCGCCTGCACCGTTACGTGCCCTTGATGTTTTAGATAGAGCTGTTTCTGGTTTTGCCGGAGAGGCTTTTGATGAACCTATTCAACTCGATGCGACCCGAAATTACGACAACGAGTGGCTCCGTAGCCGAGTAGCTAGAGATCAATTTGGAACTTTACAGATAGCCGATGAGTTTCCCGGAGAGTTTGCTGATAGCCTGTATAACCTCTTGCAGGAGCGTGGGGCGGATCCCGACTACATCTACGATTCTTTACGTGAATCTGGTGTTTTGCCGAGCGAATCCAGAGCCCCGGATGTGGATTGGGATGAGGACCAAGACTCTGGGTATTTTGAAGGTCCTAGAAAGACGGAGGAAGACATACGTCGTTTTGCTTCTACGTATCCTGAGCAGCTTGATGTCCTTCGAGGATCTTCGGGTAGCGGTTTACGTGTCGCTAAAGCCGATCTTCTTAATCAGTACGGACGTTATCTTCCTGTTAATTATGAGAAACTGCCTCTTGGCGAGATAGAGAAAGTACAGAACTATTTTCAGAATTTACAGGATCCAAATGCTACGGATATTGCCTATGCGTTCCCTCGGGACGTCATTGATTTAGGTCCCGTAACAGCTATTGAGCGGGCTTTCTCTAAAGTTAAAAACAACATACAGAACACAAGTAAGAAATATGATGCTACAGACTTCTTATATGGGTTTATTGAAGATCTGCCTAATAAAATGGCAGAGGTTCCAACACGTTCGGCAGGTGCGGGTGGCGGCCAATATTTGTCTTCTATGGATCTTGAGGAATTGTACCCTGCGGCTGCTGAGAAGTTAGCGTTTTTTGATCGCAATAAGTCTTATGTGCCTGATGACTTTGAGCCCACAATTAGCGAGACGTTTTATTCTTCTTCGGGTGTTCCGTACAAAGTCGAAATAAATAGGGATCCTGCTTACGGCGGTTTAGATCCAAGAGATATAAATGAAAATGTGGCTTCTTTGTTAAATGAAAAGCCTTATGCTGGTTTATATAATATAGATTTCAGCATAAACGGGAACTACAGCGATGCGGGTGTACCGGACGAGCTAAAACAAGATGTGATGAATTTTGTTAAAGCAAACGCTAGGGCAGGTATACCTGCAGGCGCTGTTGTGCGCAATGCGCCGCTAAGTAATGAAGGCTCTCGTACAGGCGGAGAAAAAGGCAACAAACGCTCCTTGTGGTACCAACAGCTGGGCTTCGGAGCTTCGACGCCTAGTGGGCAATTCGGTTACATAGATCCGGATACCGGTGCAACGGTCCCCATCCAACCTTATAGGTCCGATCCGTATAGGCAAGGTTCGGAGACTTATAAACGTAGTTATTACTCTATGGATCCTGTATCTGCTGCTGCGCAGGGTGCGGGTGAATATGTCCGGGCTTTGCGTCGCACTCCCTCGGCTCTTCTTCCTGGGGCTGCGGATTTGATTCCTAGTCCCGAAGCTATTCAGACTGGGTATCGCGAAGGGCTTGCGCCCATGGCTCAGCAGATGGGTAGGGAGTTCGTACAGAGTCTGCCTACGGCGGCAGCCGCCTCTTCCGTCTTGGCACTGCCTGCTGTAGCACCATTGGCACCTGGCATCGGTGCTGGTATGGTGGGCACTGCCGGAGCTCGGGCACTGAACGAAGTGGTGCGTCAAGAAACCGGAGAGGGCATCGTGCCTAAGCTGCGTCAAGCCCTCGGTACTGCGCCTCGAACCGGTGTGGCTAGCCCTGCCCGTACAGGCCCACAGCCGTTAACTGCGCAAATTCGACCTTTGACACAAGCACAACGAACCGAACAGCAACGTCAGCAAAATCGTTCTGAGTTGCAGCGAAGGCTAGAACTTGCGGGCGAACGGTTTAACCCACGCCGTGGCGAGTTTGGTTTGTCTGAGTTGTTGTTCGGACGCTAGACTTAGTCTAGATTTTTAGCCCGCTGTGAATCAGGACCCTAACGAGTACACCGTCACAGCGGCCGGGAACGTTTACTCGCGTCCTAAGAGCTCCCGGCCTATGGTCGGGATGCCAGACGATCCCAGCACCTGGCGCACTGCGTATCCTCAAATGAATTCGCCCGCTATCGATCCCCGTGGTTTTATGGAGCTCGCTGTTGCTGAGCTTATTGCGGGTTCTCCTAGTTTTGATATCGGCGGTGAACGCGGTGATGCTCGTCGTTCGCGCAAAGGTCTCTCGCCTACCGACGTTCAGCGGCTGATTGAAGCTAACCCTGACTTTGCGGACGACATTCGCAAGATGTATCTTCCCGGTCCTGCTCTTCCTGGTGTTCGCAAGGCGGAGTTAGGCGGCGGCGATATGGTGGCCCAGGGCAACATCCCCGTGGGCGAAGATCCGCGCCTGCCTATGTCGCAGGAAGCCTATCAACAGTTGATGCGAGAGAAGATGCAACGCCCTGCGCTGGGTGCTCCTCAGTCTCCCTACGATAATCCTCTCTTAAATTATCTGCTGCGAGGAGCCTAAGCTCTTCTTAAATTATTTGGGATCGCATATTTTTTTGCGATTAAAGATTTAAATTGGGGCAGCTGGGAGCCCCGACTGTGCCTACTGAACTCGACGTTCTCAGCGGCGTGCCCATCGTGGATGAGCTCGCTAAGCTGATCAAGCTGAGCGGTAAGGGCAGTCCCACCACCGTGGAAAAGTTCCGTTCTGATGCGGATCGACAGCGTATGACTGTTTATATGAGCTGGGATTCCAATGGAGAACTCCAAATCAAATGAAATCGATCCGTTTGAGCGGCTTTATACCGCTAAATGGAACGTGCCGAAGGCTGCCGTTTATCTCGGAGTGACTAACGAAGAGTGCAAAACGCTCTTTTCAGAGTTTTGCAAGAAAAAATGGGCTTCTGATGCGGCAAATGCGGACTAAAACTCGTCCTCGCTGGAGGCGTTTGTGGTTTAAAGCCCTTGGGGAGAGGGCTTCGGAGTGCGATAAAGAATCCGATGCCGTTGCGTGGGTTCGCACGGGCATTTTTTTGAGTTACTTTCTGACAAATCTATTTATTTGCGCCGGTGTAGTACGTCATTGGAACAATTGAGCAGTGTATTTTTCAAAACCAGGGTCTTCTTGTCCTTTTGAGACAGCAACTGCACGTTTGTAAAAGTGTGACTCAGTTTTACCGGCGGCTTCTAGAGCCGTTTTTACTTTGAGCCAGTTCTGGCGAGTTTGGTCGTCGATGACGGCACCTCAGAAAAACGCTGTTGGATTGCGCTAGTCGATAGATGCGGCTTCTTGGCGTAACCAATCTGATGTTTCACCTGGATCTAGGTCTAGGTGTTTATCGCCACGTTCTTCGACTTCGTTGGCAATTAACTCCAAGATAGTCTTTAGTTGGGCGTTTGTAAGACATAAAGGATACAGTTCAGGATTAATTTGTAATTTGTGTATTAGGCTCATCTATTACCCCATTTTTCTAAAATTTGTTGAGCGTATATTATGTGCATGTAACGCATCCTGTTTGGGTCGGACCATATTTCGTCCCACAGGGCGTGCAGTTCTTCTACTGTTGGTTGACGTTCTGGGTGATCGTCCAGGTAATCGCGGCAACGATCGGCTAAACACCCGAGAGCTAAAGGAGGGGGCGTTTTATCAATCTCCTCCACGAGTTCTTGCAGTAGTTGGCGCAGCGTGGTCATTTTCGAATTCGCTCCGCAGCCAGGATCAGTTCGGCAAACTCACGCAGATTGTTCATTTTCTCTTGAGCGCGTAGGCGGATGTGGTTTGCCACGCGTTCCTTTTCGTCGCGTTCGTCCGCTGTTTGCGAATCGCGAATCCAGTCCTCTGTGTTTTCTACTGCATCGAGATTATAGAGTTCGTCTAAGTCCCAGCACTGTGCCACGCACAGACCGGCTCTGTTTGCAGCTTCGATCAGTTCAAGGTCGGTCATAACAACCTCATTCGTTTGTGAGTGTAGAGGTTTTGTCGCAAGTTTCGCCGCAGAATCCAGGCGTGGTCAGGGATTCCAGCTTTTCGATGCGTTGCTGCATTTTCCACAGAAGTACCATCAGGGAGTCGACGTCTATTTCTTGTTCGTAGCCACGGGAGATGATGAACTGTGATCCTAATTCCCAGAGAGCATCTGGGTAGCTATTAAAATCCAGATTTTCGCTGAGGAGTTTCATTAGTGAGTGCGGTTAGTGGGACTTAAATAACTTCTTGAAGGTTTCCCAACCTTGATCGTTTGTCTGCTCTTGTTCGAATGCAAATCGGTAGCCGTTTTCATTTTGAAGAGCGGCTTCGATTTCGCCTTGAATGAGTGTTCGGAGTGTGTCGATTTGTTCGTCAGTCATAGTGTTTAGTGAGTTTGACTAAGAGAACTTGCGGCGATAGTCTTCAAGCCATTCTTCGCCCATCACCTCTACCAGTTCTTCGCGGGTTAAGTTGTGGATCCGTTCCATACACTCTCTAAAGCGTCGCTCGTTTTCCTCAGGAGTTATGTCGTCAAGCATACGAGTGAAGGTGACTACGAGGCTTCAAGCTCGTCAGCGATGGTGTTCAAAACATCTGCAGGATGTTTCAGCTCAGCCCAACGGAGGCATACCTCATCCGCAGCGGCTCGCAGGGCGGCGGCAATGTGCAACTGCACGATTCGAGACCCAGCACAGTTGCTGGCAGTAATCACCGCCTGCGCGGCGGAGGAAAGTTCAGACATGGAAATTGAGACGGGTCGTAAGCGGGCAAGTATTAGCTGATTCCTGTTTTCAGGTAATACATGCTGATACCTGCCGTGTGCTACAGTGCTGGGGCTGATCAGAAAGCAGCAAAGCGACTGGAGTGAGATCCAGTTGCAAGAGCGGTGGGGGTGACATCCTGCCGCTTTTTAATGCTTTTAACACTGAGAAGGAAATACGACAATGCTGTCGGGCAGTGCCTCCAGTGCGCGGCGGATGGTGTCACATACAAGGTTGCCGCCGTGAGACATTTGGAATACGGCTGCAATTCCATCCAACTGCTCAAGCGCTTGCTCCTTCAAGCTCGGCGGCTTGGGGCGGCGGTCGGCGCGGAGTTGATCAGCGTCCCAAGGTGTCCACTTGGGGATCCACTCACAGCACGCATCCAGCTCAGCGTCTGCGCCCCATCGGGCGGCTTGAGTAGCGATGTCTTGCAGCTTAGTGGTGGTAACTGTCACCATCACACACGGAGACAGCGCAGAAAACTCGGGCGCTTCTCGCCATTGCTTTACCAGCTCCGGTGGTGGTGTGACGGGGTGTTCTTGTGTCATGAGCACTTAAGGAAGTAATGCCAGCGAGATGTGGAATCAGTGTAACGGATTACTGAACAACCTTCGTACTGATCAAGGACTTCAAACTTTGATTTGTCTACAGGTTCATCAGGTGACAAAAAGATTGCAGCCAATAAACCAATCCCTGCAAACATAAGGATTGTTGTACAGCAACCACGTATGAAATGGATTTGATTTTCAGTCATCAAGTTGCTCCAGTGCGCGGCGGACAACAGTGAAATCATTGATATCCCATCTAGGGTCTTCTGCTTTGTCCAGCAGTTCTAGCGCCTGCTCCTTCAAGCTCGGCGGCTTGGGGCGGCGAGCGGCGCGGAGTGATGGGATTAGCTCCGGGTGTGTCGCTAGATTTTGCCAGTGCAGCCACTCACAGCACGCCTCCAACTCCCGATCAGCACCCCATTGGGCGGCTTCGGTGGCAACGTAGTCGAAGTATGTCTTTGGATCGTCTTGATACTGGTCTGCCTGTTCCCACCACTCGGCAAATAGCTCAGGTGGTGGGGTGATGGGATGTTGTTGTGTCATGGGTGATTAGTGGTAATGACTACTGACGTTTAAATAACTGTATCTATGGGTATAAGCAATTTGACTTTCCACGCTTGAAAGTTTGAACCTGTTCGCTCTATATCGATCAGTTGTTTATCTTCTAAAGAAGCAACAGCTTTTAGGAAAACGTTTCTGCGGGAAGCTGTAACTTTTCCTAGGTAACAGGGTTCGTGAGGGTTGCGTTGTTCGTGCTGTGCAACTAAACGCAGAATGTTTCGCTGGTTTGTTCGTAACGAAGGAACAACTGAGTTCCAGACTGTCATTTGAGTTTGTGTTTGGTTTTAATACTTTGAATACCTTTATCTAAGTATCCGTAGTCGCGGGTTTCGGTGACCGTGGCGGATTCACCGCACACATCACACGTCCCATGCCACATCGTACTAGCTCCTTCGCGAGGTTTGCCGTATAGCGTGCCGCAGAAATGGCAGCATTGATACGCTTGTTCGAGCTTTTTGATAAACGCTCTATGGTTGATGTTCGGATTCATGGTCGGAGCCCCAGAAGTTTTCTGCTTTTTGAGCTTCGCAGTACAACCATTCGCGGATGTCTTCCCCCGTGGTTTGGTAAACGCCGAACTGGTCCTCACCGCTAATTTGGATCTGGTCGGCGATGACCCTAAACATCTTAGCTAGCTTTTGAGTCCATACAGATCCGTAAAGATCTGAATCATCCCTAACGATTTCGTACAGGGGTTTTTTCTCTGGGTTTTTGGTCGGTTCGAGTTTGATGTTTGGGGTTGGGTCCGGGTCTTCGACGAGTCGTAGGTCGTGTTCGGTGGCGACCTTTTTCATTTCCTCAGGGTCCCGCAGGTCGTTGAAGGCGAGACTGCAGGCGCCCGACATGATGGCGGTTTCGCAATAACCCAGGGCACCTAAAACACGCTCGAACAGGAGAAACCACGAGTCAGATGAGATCTCCGTAGCGTCTTCCATGAGCATGGTGAATGTGTGCTCAGGGAGTCCGTCGTACCGACCGCTGCCGCTGTAGTTGATCTTGATTTCAACCGCTGTGGTTGGCGTGGTCATTGGATGTTTCCGGTTTGAAGAAGTTCAAAGACGCGCTTGAGTTTGCCGCATCTTTCGGAGTGATGTCTGTATTCGTCTTGGAGATGGCTGAGGATTGCGACTGCGAGCGCTTCAAACTCCTCGTCGTCTAGGTATTCGTTCATGATGTCATGTAGGCGGTTTTCGCGTTTTTCTAGGTAAGAATTGGTGTCGAATTTAAGCACGTTGGGTTGATCAGGGTACGATTCTTGAGGCAATCCAGAAGAATAGGACGACTGCAAGGGTGTAGATGGCGAATGTGATAAGCAGTGTCTGGGCGGTCACTTTTTGACGGTCCAGAGCTGCCACGGACACAGTACACCCTTTTCAAGGGAGAGGAAGGAGTTGACGGCGGCATCTACGGAAACGCGCACAGACTCAGCGCCGTAGTCGTCGAATAGGATGGCACCGCCTGATTTGACATGGGGCGCATACAGGGCGATGTCGCGCATGACGGAGGTGCTATCGTGCGCACCGTCGATGTACAGGATGTCGATGCCTTGTGTGAACTCGGCCTTGAGGTTCGGGTAGAGGTCCCACGAGCAGCCCTTTTCAATGCGGACCTTGCCGGGGTGCTTGGACTTGGCGACGTTGGATCGGGCTGTGAATTCGATCTGGGACAGCGTGGGATGCTGCTGGGGATCCCGGATCATCTCCTCAGAGCCGGTGAACGGGTCGATACTGATCAGTCTGCTGTCGGGGTGCTCAAGCAGGTTGTCGGAGAACCAAACTGTTGAGGCTCCCTCATAAATTCCAATTTCGACGATAATTCGTTGGTCGAGTGGATTAAAGTGAAGTTCTGGTGCTTTAGGCTCCGAGCTAGCGAGTTCCCACGCGGAGACCAGATTGCGCACCCAGTCATTGTGAATGTTGTACTTTGGGTCTAGACTGTGCGGCACGGGGGTAGAACTTGGGTAGTAGCAGTATGACAGAACAAACAAACGCAGACAACTGTGAATTTGATTTTGACGTGGCAATAGCGGAGAACGTACGTTCTAGTCCACACAACGACGGAGACTCAGTCGTAATCGAGTCGGTGTGGGGCGACAAATGCTATGTAAGTTCTTGGCATTTGGTGCGGGAGAAAGAGTTGTATTTTGTAAAGAAGGCGATTAGGGAAGGGAAACTGACAGTCGGTTGATTGTTACAAGTTTGTTGCGGGCCGAAAATTTCGGGCTAATCTGGCAAAGCGCCCAGGTGGTGGAATGGTAGACACACAGCACTTAAAATGCTGAGGCGTTATGCCGTACGAGTTCGAGTCTCGTCCTGGGTATTTAATTAACTAAATCACATGGAAACGCATCCTTTGCTTAAATACGTGGCCATGCAACTGGCTGAGTCTCATGAGTCGCATGATTGGTACGCATATTTGTCGGAAGCCCGCGTGGTGATGGAGGCTACAGCCGAGTGGATTGAGGCGCTGTATCGCGACGCGCAAGCCGATGCGCTGAGTGAAGACTGCTATATTACCGCTCATTACTTGCGCGGCATCCTCGATGGAAGCTATCCAGGAACAGCTGGATAAACTCAAGACGGCCAAGCAGGCATGTCTGGACTGCGGTAAGCGCCATGGGGACTACTCGGCCCGTAACCCGCAGTTTTTTGTTGCCGAGTGCCCGCTCTGCGGAAAGCGCACAAGAGTGACGAGCGCTGAACATTTTGGTTTTTTCTACCGGGGCTTGTGTAAGCTTCGGATCCACAAGGCTCGTCTGGAGCGCAATGCCCGAGCACAATCCAAATCTGCTTGAGCTCGGACTTTATGCTTTTTGGCATGAAGATTTTAAAGATGAAATTTTGGATTCTCCCGCTCGCATGGCGGCCGTGTTAAACATGTTGAGAGATAACGGAGTCTGTATGACTGCAACTGAACAGCCGAACATGAGGTTCGCCGTGGGAGATCGGATCGCTAAACGTACTTGTTCGGCTGGGATGTCTCTGCCAAACAAGAAAGGCGAAGTCGTGGGGTATAAGAAGACGTTAAGAAGGGACGGAAAACCCCAATGGCGTTACGTCGTCAAACTGGATAATGGTAAAATGGAAGAGTGGGTCCCAGGAATGGTCTACTCCTGTGAGGACCCTAAAGCAGATCGTGTTGCTTTTACATGACGGAAAAGTGGAATCGCAGGTTCCTTGACCTGGCAAAACACATCAGTGATTGGAGCCTCGATCCCTCTACGAAGGTTGGCGCAGTCGCGGTTAAAGACCGGCGTGTTTTAGCGACAGGGTACAACGGACTGCCTCGGGGTATTGCCGATTTGCCTGGGCGGCTCAATAACCGAGACGAGAAATACCTGCGCACAGTGCACGCCGAAGCGAATATTGTTGCGCAGGCTGCTCGGTTTGGTATCGATATGTCCGGGTCGACAGTCTATGTTTGGCCGTTTCTGCCGTGCTGTAACTGCACGACACTGATGATTCAGGCTGGTGTTCGCCGGATCGTTGTGCCTGAATTGCCTATCCCCGACCGTTGGCAAGCCAACTTCAATCTGTCGGTCGACATGCTGCGCGAATCTGGTGTGGATCTTATGCAGATTCTTGTCGAAGAGCAATAAACATGTTGTCGAAACCTTTAATGTGTCCGACTTGGTAAGGAAGTTCGTTCATTAGATATTTAAAAAGCTCAAAGCGTTTTTGGTTGTGGGCGCCGGGTCCGTTGGACTCAAATAAGATTGGCGGGAATTTACAGCGTTTCAAAGTTTCGCTTGCACCTTGAATCGCTTCGAGTTCAGCCCCTTCAACGTCCAATTTGATCAGACCAACGTCGGACCACTCAAAGTTGTCGATATGAAGGGTTTCGACGCTTTCTTTGGATTTAATCTGAGCTTCATCAGGTTTGATGACCGAAGATCCGCCGCCGTCGTCGCTGACTACGTACAGTGTTGTCTGACCGTATGTGTTTGAGTGGTTGGTCAGGGCAAAGTTGTGCGGAATGATGTTGGTTTTTTCATTGATATAAATGTTGCCGCAGAGCTGGAAATAAGTACGGCGTTGCGCTTCGAATGAATCGACGTTTTTGAATAGGTCGGACAGCAATATGCTATAAGCTCCCATGTGCGCACCTCCGTCGATAAAACGTTTGGCAGGGTCCGCGAACTGCTTGCAGAATTCGATGAGCTCACGTTCCGGGATCCCCACGCGGAACATCTGGCACAGCCCAGAATCATCCTCGTTCATCAGGAACGCAGGCTGTGTCACAGGAATAATGGCTTTCTGTTCCGGACTCCAGAGATATTTGGTCATTTCATTTTATTAGGTGCCAGTAAGATAGCAGATTTTGAGTTAGTATATTGATTATTTACAAAAGTCACATGATTCCTGTAGTGAGCACTGGAGTCGTTAACGCACCCCACTGGGTTTACAGGCTTTTTTACAGCATTGATTTTCCTGTTGATACTTTTGTCGTCTTTAATAACAACGGTAGAGACGAAATAACTGAGGAGCTAGATGCGTTGAAGACAATTCCTCATAAGTATGTGCACAAAGTAAAGGTCTGTCATTTACCTGCAAATATAGGTTGTTCTGGGTATTGGAATATGACGATTAAATGTTTTATGAACGCACCGTATTGGCTTATTGTAAATCATGACGTTATGTTTACGCCAGGCTTTTTAAAAGCAATGTATGAGAAAGCTCAGGATCCAGAGATCGGCGTGGTGCACGGGGACAACGGGGCCTGGGATGTGTTTCTTTTAAAAGATTGGGCGGTGCAGCGCTATGGGTTGTTTGATGAAAATCTCTACCCCGCTTACTGCGAAGACCTTGATTGGGGTATGCGGTTTCAACACGACGAAGACTTTAAACGTGTGATGTCGGTCGGCGTACCGTATTACCACGGGGAATTGACTGGGTCTTACGCCGACGGGTCCCAAACCTGGCGCTCCGAACCTGAGCTAGCCAACAAGATCCACATGGCGCACGAGCTCAATAAGACGTACATGCACGCCAAATGGTCTGAGGCGTGGCAAGGGCACGTTGAAGGCAAACCTTATAAAAACCCGTTTAACAACCCGGCGTTCCCGCCCTGTCTAACCACGTACAACCTGGAATTCGTGCGAGCTAAAAATTTAGGTTTCTAGCTTGATAGGATACAGCTATTAATTAAATAACGGCTGTGCCCTTCTACAGTTCTCGTCCGTCAGAACGACGCTTAATTAACCGATTAGACGAAATCCTGATTGAGCGTGGGATTTCGTCTTTCCGGCTCAGCAAGTTAGCTGACCTATCGCCGACAACGACGCGCAACATCTGTTCGGACGAGTTTTACATTCCGAGTCCAGAAGTGCTGGAGAAAATCTGCATCGTACTGGAGGTGCAACCCGGCGAAATCTTGAAGCTTCGTACTAAAATGGAACTAGAAGACGTAGCCGTTAGTTCATGTTCTCTGACTCCGATTACGAATTAGCGGCTCGCGTCCTGGGTTTACCTGTCCCTCGGACCCCGGCTGAACGTGCTGCTGCGACTCCTATGGTCGCTACGGTGCTCAAGAACTACTACCGTGCTGCGCCTCCGATGCCCGGCATGGAAGGCAACGGCATGATGACGCAGCCGACTCGGTCGCTGAATGCGTATCCAGACACGTCTCAGCCTGAGATGAAAGTGCAACTGGAGCGACGTCTCCAGGCTGGCGTCAACGATGAAGCCGCCGCAGAAGAAATCGAGGAACTCGTTTCGGCGATTCTGCAAGATCCGTCGTTGATCGACGTGTTCCTCTCGTACATCCAAAATCTGACCCAACAGGGCGACGAGGGTGCCGAGTATCTAAGTCGTCAGCGTCCTGCCGAATTTGATCTGCCTAATTACGGCGGGCAGTATTCGATGCTGAACGCACCTGCTTCGAACAATATTCCGCCCAGCGTGGCATTCCAGAACCTCGGCTGATGAACTTACGCGAACAACAACTTAGGGAACGGGATGTTCGCCGCGACGCACCGGCATTAGATCCCGGTGCGTTTTTAAAAATGTATATGGCTTCTACATTCCCCCAAACAGCTGCGCTACCTTCGCCGGAACAAAAGCAGAATTTGGTTGCTACTAATAACCCAGAAGATCAAGTAAAATCAAATAAGAAAATGGCTCTTTCGGGCACTCAATATGACAATCCGGGAGGTCAGTAACTAATGGTCGCTGCAGCCGCACCCGCCGCAGGTGGGTTAGTTCAGTTAGTCACGCAGCTGACCGCTGCCGGCGTGGCTCCTGCTGTTATTCAGAGTGTTTTACAATCTCAAACTGCAGGACCAGACTTATCTGCTAGTGCTACTCCTCCTGGATTTAACCGGCAGAATATCATCGCACCTTTGTTAAGTTCGGCGGTAGGTGCGTCACTTCCGGATCTCGTTGCTGCGTTTCGCGGCAAGCTTCCTGAGACTTCTGACGCCCCCGGCTCTAAGGCCATTCTTAGCGAGGACCTGATTCCTCGGCTGATCGAACAGGAACGAGCCCGTCAACGTTTTGGTCGGTTCTTTGGCCTTGACGCTGGTCCGTCGGCCGAGGATGTTTACGGTCAAATTCGGGCCGGACGCAGCGCTGAACTTGAGGAGCTCGGTGCTCGTGAACGTGCTTTAAAAGCTCTGGAGGGGCAGATCAGCGCTGCTATCCGGCAGATGGAACTGGGCGCCGACCTGAAGCGGGCTGAGTTAGAAGTCGGTGGCGGCATTAAGCGACAAGAACTTTCTACGCTTGGTGATATCCAGCGGCAACGAGTTCAGTCCGGCTATTCGACAGCGCAAGGGCTTCTAAATACAGCTATTCAAAATCTGACTGCTCCGCAGAACCTTGCTCAGAGTTCTGTGCTGCAGCAACTCGCCACCCAGGTGCCCTGACATGACAAACATCAACGCTCGCGGCCCTTTTGAATACGCTGCAGCTCTGCTCGATCCCGCAGGTTGGATGCGCGGCGGCGGCGAACTAGCAATTCTTGACGGCAGGCCCGTTCTTTGGGCTGGCCCTGCGATGGGTTGGCAGAGCCCCGAAAGTTTTGGTCGTATGGTTCAGGATCCGCAGGCTTTTGAGCGGATGACCGGCTCACAGACACCGGCAGATATCTACGCCAAAGCTTCCTACATGGAGGGCTTTGATCCTGATAAAGGACGCCCTGCGGCTAAGCCTCCTAAACAGCGCCCTTTTGAAACAGCCGCGGCGGATGCTGGAACTGTAACTCCCGGAACTGCACCTCCGGCACCTACTCTTCCGCCTCCTCCTTCTACTACGTTGCCTCCTACCACGGCTCCGTATTCAGGAACTACGATTCCTCAACAGCAAGATAAAACTGTCGAAGATCTTGTTACTTATTTGAAGGAGCTTGGTGATCCCGAGCGACTTCGTCAAGTTGAAGAGATGCGGCTTCAGAATCTTCTGAAGTCTCAACTTTTGACTTCCGAGCTGACTCGCCAAGGTGAGCGGGCTCGGTATGCACGCGACATCGAAAAGGCCAACATCGACGCGTGGAAAGAGCGGCAGATTGCGATGTATAACGCCAATGCTGCTATGGCCGCCGGTCTCGGTGCAGCTACTGTTGCAGCGTTCGCACCGCCTAATGCTTCTGCGTTAAGTTCCACGCTTTCGGCTGCTATGCAGCCTTTCAGTAACATCGGTGTAAGGAAGGGCTAATCCAATGGCAATGGCACCTTTGGCCCTCGGGGCAATCAACGCAGCTGCTGGAACCGGAGCCGCAGCTGGCGGTTTAGGTTCTACTCTCGGCGGCATTGGAATGCTGGCCGGCGGTCTTGGTTCCGCATTTGGCAGTATTTTTGGCGGTGGCGGCTCTTCTCAACCTGCCGATTACAGCGCCCTGTACGCCCAGTTAGCTCCGATCAATACTCGATTGACCTATGCCGGTCAAGAACTTATGGCAAACATGGCTCCTTATTTAGGAGCCGAAGCTGCACAGACTAATCTCATCGGTCAGTCTGTTTACGACATGTTTACTGGGGCTCGTTCTAAAGAGTCTCAGATGGCGGGGCTTCAGACCGGTATTGCTTCTCAGTTAGCGGGGGCAGCAATCGGGCAGCAGGAAATGGCGGCTAAGGGTCGCACTGCTATGGAACTTTTGGGCGGTGAGACTCAGGCTGATCTGGCCAAAAAAGGCGCTGACGTCCTAGGTCTTCAGTACACCAACCTAGCTAAAGGTATCACTGACGTAGGTACCAACGCTGCGAATACTCGGAACGCGCAGGTTCTCGCTCAGACACAAGCCAACCTAGATATTGGTAAGAACCTGGCACTGCTCAAAGGCCAAGGTGAAAAAGAGCTGGCATTGCGTCGCGAAGCTCGCGGTGCTGCTCTCGGTGCCGGCGGTTTCGCATGATCAAATCCGCAATAGGTGATTCGACCACGGTTGCCGCGTGGTTAGCTTCGCTTGACGCATCAAACAAAGGCGCATTTATCCACTACGCCAAGAACACCACCAGCGACATTGAGGCGTATCTGTATGCCAGGTTCTTACGTCCTGGCTATACAGGCAGCATCGCTGATTTAACCGCTTGGATTCAGGAGAAGTTTCCGAAAGAAGATCTTCGCAAAGTATTACTTCGTGAAATTGATGACTTACAAATTGACATCCGAAATGTACGGGACATGGTCAGCAACCAAATGCTCGACCCCGCATCCGCTGCGACGAAGATCTCAGCTATTCAAAAAGAATTGCGTAGCCATATTCAAGCTGTACGAGCTATTTCAGATGGTTTAGATCGCCGTGGTCTTATCCTCGCCGGCGCCGATCGCACAATTCGTGAGTTGATCAACACCCTCGACGGGCAGCCTGGTCTTCAACAATTAGTTGATGAGGCTGCCGTCTTAGTTTGGACTACGATTGAAAACGAAGAACGAGCTTAATCGACCTTCTTCATTCGGCGCATAATATTTTCTAACTTGGTCCTAAAGATTCCCATAAAGGCGTCGTTGACTCCCAGAGACATTACAAGCTCGTCGCCTTCCATAAAGGCTCCGAACGGCAAGATCACCGCCGGCTGGTTAGACACCGGATTGCCGAAAGTGTCTGTCCACTCGATGACTCTGTCGTTCAAGGAACCCGTAAACAAGGGCTCCTCGGTCATGTAGGTCAGCTGAGTGAAGTCTTTGTTTACTAGATAAGCCCCGACGTGGTAAATCAGATAGGGCTTACCGTCTGGAGTGCACGTCATGTGCTTCCAGTGATAAAACACTAAGTAGCAATAGCCGAGGTCGATAGGCGCCGTGGAATTAAAAGTTGGGCAACCTTGTGCCGCTTTATCTAAAGCCTTTGTGTCGAGTTCGATGGGTGTGCCCGATTCTCGCTCGACAACTAGAGGTCGTGTTGAGTAGAGGCAATTCAGTTCGTTGTTCGCACTAAAGAACGCCCAGTTTTTTTCAGGTGCGCCCACGACTCGATTTTTTCCAATCGGAGGGATGGCTGCACTGACTGCGTCGAATTTGTCATTGATCCAGCAGACGATGACTTTAGGCTGCGAGAACAACTTATTTGGGTTCGAATCGAACTTACTGGCGTAAGTCGAAGCTACGAACTGTACATACAGATTGTCGTCAGGTCCGATAAAAAGACGCGGGTCCTCGTAACTAAGACGATGTTTTTTGGGACGAAGTTTCTTAGTACCTATGACCGAGGCATCATCTGACCCGAGCATCCCAAAGTAAATTTCATTAGGTTGCCCGTTCAGATAGAAGTACTTGTTGTCATATCGGAAGCCGAATGCCTCAGGCTGAGATCGCCACGCGATGTAAAGCGATCCGTTGAAGCGGACGATCGAGGGGCTGAAGTTAGCGACGTGGTCTTTTGGAAGCCCTTTTACGATCCTGGTAAATTTACCTCCTAGGTTTTCAGCTTGTTCGTAAACAGTCGGAACTCCGTCATCCGTTGATTTTGTCGGATGAATTACGTCACTGTAGAGGTGATAATAACGAGTTTGTGATTGCATGATCAAACTCCCAGATCTTTAATGGCTGCGCTAAAGCCTGCGGCTATCGATTCCCAGCGATATTCGGGCTTTTGTGTAACGGCGTAACACGCTTCGGCAACTTCGTTGTAGACATCCGCAGCAAAATATAAATCGTCCAAAATGCGAGCAGCTTGCGTTATGTCGATGAGACCTCGCTCAACTCCTAAGTCTTTATCCACAACCCATGTGGAAATGGGGATAAGTTCGGCCGCACCTTCCCAGATATCCTGACACGCGGTGTGTTTGGGGACCACCTGAGGTTTTTGGCAGCTTGCGTGTTCGAAGCTGACGAGACCCCAGCCTTCCCCGTCGGATGTATTGATGCCAACATCACAGGCGTTATAAATCGTATTTAGCAGTTCGTCCGGAGGTGCGCTCAGGTAGTTGATATTCGCCGAAGTCAGAATCAGGCGATTGGCGTCGTCTAGGCCACGGCGCTGCATCTCGTGTTTAAAGAGCGGCAGGATGTCCCAACCCATGTCTTTGGTACCCATGTGTAGGTACAGCATGGTGTCGGGTTTGTTCACTGCAAACTCGGCAAAGGTCTTGATCGTTAAATCGATGCGCTTACGAGGTTGGTTTCTGTTTGCATTGAGCACCACGAATTTATCTTCGGGGATTCCGATTCGTTTTCGGGCCTCAGCTTTGTCGATCGGATAGAAGCGGCCTGTATCGACACCGTGGGGAAGCACAGCAAGTCGAGGCGCATCGGCCCCATACTTCATGACGCGCTCAGCAGACGGTACGGTAAAAGTTACTGCTAGATCCCAGTGTTTTATGTGCCGCAGCATGTCCGGGAAATAGCTTTCGCTGTCTACCGGGAAGTAAGCAATAAACTTAAAACCAATCTGATTTTTTAGGAACTGACAGCGCTCCCAGAATTGGTTCACGACCCAAATGTCGTTAAGACAGATCACGACGTCCGGCTTTTCCTTTTCGATGATCTCTGGAATCCTGCCGATACCGAATCGATCGCCTGAGCCCCCAGGACAAGCCGGATATACCTTATACGGTTTATCGTGAGGATCACCCGTGTGGTTGATTCCCATCACCACGACTTCGTGTTCGTTTTTAAGAACGTCTAATACGCTGTGTGTTACTCTCGCAAAGCCTGTGTTACTACAGGCATCACCATACCAAAGGATTTTCGACATGCAAACGCGGCGAATCGAGTACAATCACTATAACAGCGCTGTCAGTTTATCAACATGCCGAGTAGAGAGACTTTTGCGTATCGCCGGGGAGCTCAACTACGGGCTTTAAAGGCAGTCGAAGCCGGGGATAACAATGTAATAGAAACTATCTACACTAAAGCCTCCAACGACTTTCATACTTTCTGTACTCTCTTAGATAAACCTCCTGCGCCGCACATGCTCGAATGGCATGAGCACTTAGTAACTAACGAAAGTAATAAGTATCTTCTGGACATAGCTGGGCCTAATCTTGACATCTTGGCGCCCCGAGGTTCCGCGAAGTCCACGGTGCTCAACATGTTTACCGCGTGGTGCATCGGTCGGCATACAGCCGCCAGGAGACCCCTACAGATTATTTATGTCAGTTACAACATCGCTACCGCTATTCCGAAGTCCCGGATTATTCGGCAAATTGTCGACTCCTCGGAGTTCCGCAAGATCTTTCCCACCTGTCGGCTCAAACCGGGGATGCAGTCCGATATAGGTTGGTCTATTGACTACGACTACGCAAATATCCCTCGGTTAGGTGACGAAGAATTTACGCTAAGGGCTGCGGGTCTGCGAGGCAGTATCACGTCTAAGCGTGCTCATCTGGTGCTGATCGATGACCCTATAAAAAGCTCGGCGGACATTAAAAACCCGACGATTCGGGAGGAGATGAATAATAACTGGAGTAGCGTTATCGCTCCCATTGTGTTCGAAGGCGGTAGATCTATTTGTCTGGGCACTCGATTCCATCCGTTGGATATCCACAAGACGATGTTTGTGCCCGAAAAAGGGTGGAAGCAGGTTATGCAGGAAGCGCTGACATACGACGACAAAGGCCAACCCAAGAGTTACTGGCAGACTCAATGGTCTGTTGATTATCTGTTACAACAGAAAGAACTCGACCCGGTTGCGTTTTGTTTTCAGTATCAACAACAGCCCGTAGCTACAAGTGATCTGGTTGTTTCCCCGGATCTGCTGATTAAGGGGGACGTGGCAACCGAATTCGACAGCTTGGCGCTCGGAATCGATCTTTCGGCCAGTAAAAACGAGACGTCTGACTACACAGCGTTTGTCCTGGGAGGCCGCTTAAAGGATAAGTACTACATCGTAGACGCACACCAGTGTCGTTCTATAGGAAATCTTGAAAAAATAGATCTGCTGTGCGACATGCTGCTTGAGTGGGGTATCTTAACTAAGTACAACGGGGAGTATCAGCCGACATATTCCACGGTGACGCTCGTTGTTGAATCCGTGGCGTATCAAGCAAGCCTCGCTGCGGACCTCCGGCGCGTTCTTTTGAACGAAAGAGGGCTAAGCAATCTACATATCCACGAGGTCAAAGGCTTTAGGGGCGACAAAATCGCTCGTTTCCGAGGCACGCTGGGTCTTTTAGAAAATCAAAAAGTAGTTTTTAACAAATATCGCAAGTTCGATGCGTTGTTCGACCAGCTGATTAACGTAGGTGCTACCGCTCATGACGACTTGCTAGATGCGTACACTTGGTTAATAACTTTTCTTCAGCGTAGAGGTAGTTTTTCTGTCGAGTATTGACATGGTTTTTGGTAAAACACTGTGGGTTGCTATTGCGGCTTACGATCCTTTGGCTCGGATTGAAAAGTTGCTGAAAGTTTTGAAGCTTTATACAGAGTTTGAGCTTAAAGTTTCTGTGTTTATATATGTAAATTACGAGGCGCAGAGTGACGTTGATAAACTAGCGCAACTTTTGCGACCTTTTCATGGTCTGTTAGAGCTAAACATAGTTGTCGCAGGCCCCGAATATGCCGGATGGGGACTGACCTGGGCGCATAAACACGATTTAGTGCACGCTTGTATGAACTACAAGTACGATTATTACATATATCAAGAAAATGACATGCTTATAACTTGGAATCACTTTAAATACTGGTTGCGTTGGAAGCCTAGATTGGCTGCGCACGGGCTTGAGCCAGGTTTTATTCGCTATGAAACCTTTAAAGGGCAGAAGATACCGTTTGATAATCATTATCGGTACCTTTTAACTAGACGCACACCGAATGTCTGGTCTGATCGAGGTTTTGATGTACAAAAAACCCTCGTGGTTGATCACGAAATCAAGTTTTTTGCTCAGATAGCAAGTCCCTATTACGCCGCAATGATACTGGATAACACGGATGCGGTTAAATACGTTAAAAGTGACAGTATGGATCCCGCAAAAAGCGTAAAAATCGTCGATTTTAGAAATTGGCCCTTAGCGGATCGTAGTTCTATGGGTCTGGCGTTCGAAAACGTCCCTGCTGGGCACGAACATCGGCGGTGCATCCCGGTTATTGAAGAAAATGGCGTTTATAAGCCTCATCCGTGCTGTTTATTGGCACATGATGACACTAAATACTCGACAGAGCTTGCTCAGAAACAGGCAGAGCTCATAACTTGCGATACAATGCTTCAGATCTGAATTTTTATGGACAACGTCAATCATCCTTCGCACTATACGTCGGGTACTATCGAGTGCATCGACGCTTTGAAGGCTCAACTAGGCCCCGAAGGGTTTCGGGACTACTGTCACGGTAATATCGCTAAATATGTTTGGCGATACAAGTTTAAAAACGGCGTGGAGGACCTTAAAAAAGCGGCCTGGTACCTTCAGTGCTTGATTGGTGAGTTAGAATCGAATGTAGATCACAGTTAAAGCATGGATGTCCGCGCCTTTGGGTCTGTCTACGGACAATCGGCTTCTTTGCCTTACGCAAGCGGTTTTAGAGTAAACGCTTCTGGTACAGATACCACTTTTCCCGCTTGTCGAGGTGTTTTTGTAGAGTCCAAGAACAAAAGCGTTGATCACTCTCTTTGCGTTATCTTGGCGGACTCTCCAGGAACTCCTTTAACTTTTGATCACATCAGAACAGACGTTTTGTTGCCTATTTCTGTGACACATGTAAGCGGTATCAGCACCGTGGAGCACGCCTTCATTCTCTATTAAGCATGGACGATACTTACTCGGCTTTACTGCAATATTTAGGAAGCGGCGCTTCTAGTTTTCGTCAGCGTGCTGGTCTAGACGCCGACGACATATTAAGCTCTCTTCAGAAAAGAGGTGCGGCGTCTTCCGATTTCATGTCGGCTTTGAAATCGGACTTAATAGCCAAAGCCCTCGTAGCGCAACAAATCGGCAGCATGTAATAGACTATAACAATGGCAGACCCGTTTCTCGAAGCCGGCGACTTCTTTACTAAGGCATTTAATGCCCAGGAGTTAGCGTCTCGTCGTCAGCGAACGGCGCAACGTGCGGCCATGCGCAGTGATGATTATGAAAATCAAGTAAGTGAGGAGGCTCCGAACGCTCCTATTCCTCCTCAGTACGGTCCCTACGGTACTTACGAAGATGAGTTTGCTCCTTTTCAAGATCCCACGGAAGAAATAAAAGCGGAAATGCTTCGAAAGGCCGCCGCCAAGCGCGGGCCGCGTACCGGTATTCCTGTTTCGCCGGGTAATGGAACCCCTGTAGCCAGTGTCTGAAACCGCTGTAAAAAGAGACCCGAAAAAATGGGCGGCGGCAAAAGCTAAAGCCCGTAAGCGCTTAGGTGGTCATTCGGCCAGAGCAATGCAGCTTGCTGTTAAATACTACAAAGAGGCGGGCGGAAGGTACGAAGGTAAGAAATCTAGCGAGAACAAGCTCAGTCGTTGGTCCAAGGAGGATTGGCAAACTCGCGAAGAATACGAAAAAAGCAAAAAGTCCTAGTTATGGCTGATTTAGCGCGGGAAAAAGGTCGCACAGAACGCTATCTGCCTAAAGCAGCGTGGGCTTCCATGAGCGAGGATGAGCGTCGCGCCACCGACGAAAAGAAAAAACGGGCGACCGCCGGCAACAAACCGGTGAATACGCACGTCCCCAATACTGAAAAAGCTAAAGAAGCGCGTCGTCGAGCTTCTGAGTACATTAAGAGAAAGAATAAAGGCTGATGGCTAAGATTCGGATCGCCGGAGAAGTGTTTGACGGGTATAACAAACCTCGTCGTGATTCTGGCGGAGGTAAGAAATCTGCTGTTGCGGCACGTGAAAACGGTCAAGTGCGCTTGGTGCGGTTTGGTGATCCAAATATGACTATTAAAAAAAATGACCCTGATCGAAAGCAAGCCTTTCTGGCGCGACACAACTGCGATAATCCTGGGAGTAAACTCAAGGCTCGCTACTGGAGTTGCCGAGCATGGCAGTAAGGAAAGGAAATCATATATACGTTGAGCACACTTGTATTGACTGCGGAAAGATAAGACTAATTCAACAGCACAAAAAGCCTGAACGCTGTAGGTCCTGCGCTCAGAAATATCGAATGAGTCAACCTGATTATGTTCATTCGGTTTATAAGCACGGCAAAGCTACCAGAGGACGAGATCGCAGATCAGGGGATTCTTGGCTGTATGATCGCTGGGTTGACATGAAGTGTAGGTGCAATAATCATGAAAGTTATATACGTAAGAACATAACTGTATGCTCTGAGTGGGCGGAAAACTTTGAAGCCTTTGAGTCCTGGGCTCTTGCGAACGGAGCAAGAAAAGAATTAGAGCTTGATAGAGAAAAAAATAAGCTTGGGTACACTCCTGAGAATTGTAGATGGGTTACTCATAGAGAAAACTGTCGTCCGGGAGGCAGGGAAAAATGGGTTTGGAAAAAGAACAAAAATTTAAAGTAATGTAGTTATTACAAAATCTTATAAAGATGTACACAAGACACTGTTTTTTAGGCGTTATGCTAAGCTTTTTCTGTCTTTCAAAAGCTTTTTATGTTATTTGATTGCTTTCTTTACTTTAACGAAGCCGAATTACTTGCACTGCGCGTCGAAATGCTTAAAGACGTCGTAGATGGGTTTATAATCACCGACGCAAACCGTACTTTTAAGGGCGACGAAAAGCCTTTTACTTGTTTAGAGACAATTCGTAAGCTCGGGCTGCCCGAAGAAAAGATTCAAATTCTCCACGTCGAGCTTCCGCCTCCGGATATCGCTCCCAGCCCGTGGATCCGTGAATTCGCACAGCGGGACGCTCTTGCCGTAGGTATGCGTATGACTCCACCCGACTCTGCGTTCTTTTTTTCGGATGTTGACGAGATTCCTAAGCCGTCGGCGCTTTTAGAAGCTGTAAAACTAGCTAAAGAAGACACTAAGCGTTGTGTGCGCTTGTCGATGCCGATGATGTACGGCCGTGCGGATCTTCGCGTCGTTGATCCTGAAGGCGACGCAACAAAACCGCCAACGAACTGGACCTGCGGCACCGTGGTTTTGCACGAGCACCTCAGTCAGACGCTTTCCGAAATCCGTCGGAACCCCAACGATCTTGTTGTTGGTAATTGCGACGCGGGCTGGCACTTCAGTTGGATGGGAGGAGCTGAGCGCCTTAAGCGTAAGCTCACTTCGTTCTCTCACTGCTACGACGACATTCCTAACGCACACGCTCCTGCGTATAGTCAAGAGATGCTTGACTTCCTCGATGCGTATAAAGCGGAAGCAGGAGGCACAGATCCTCTTGGGCGTAAAGATCACGTACTGACTCCGTACCCGCATGATCTTTTACCGCCAGAATTGTTTAAACTAGAACGAGTGAAGGAGTACCTTCTTCCGGACTCCTGACAACGTCGTTTTCGTAAAATGCCTGCAGATCTTCTAAGTGTCCGAGGACGATTCAGTGAGATTCTGGAGGCAGCCCGAACTCAGGATCGCTCTAAGCAATCCGCCACCATGGTGGTGCTGAGCCATGTCCAGCAGATGACCCTTCTTATGATTAAGAAGGGTCTGTTTTTCTATTGTGAGCAGGATACGTATAAAGCTCGTAGTAAGTTTCTGGATGATCTGATAAAACTTAATAAACTTGATATCCGCTTCCCGGCTATCGTTCGGAATTTTTTGATCGACGGTTCGGGTCTTTTTTACTTCAGACCTGATCCAAAACTTAAGTACCAGATTTACTTCTTCAACAAAAATCAGTACCGGGTTTACCACGACCTCAACGGAGAGATTGAAGAGGTTGTGATCCTGTACTCCTACAAAGTTAAGAACGGTAATCTCGGACTACCTTCGAATACTTACGGACAAAACAAAAGGTACGTCCGTATTTCGATCACGGCCGAGACAATCGCGGAATATGAAGCCGATACGGAACTGAGCTTTGACTTAGAGCCCGGCTCCGTCATTACTCCCCGAAACAGCCGTCCTAATACGCTCGGGTTTATCCCCGCCGTGGAGGTTCTGAACAAACCAAACGCTAGCGGTACTGAAGGTGAGGGGGAGTTCGAACCGTTCATGCAGCAGATTGTTCTGCATGATCAGATGATGCAGAATATCGCCAAGAACATCGAGTTCTTTGGCAACCCGACTCTCATCAGCTCGCGTCCACGTAGCGATCTGGTGGAGGCAAGTGATACCGATCGTAACTTCCGTCCGACGATCAGCAGTCAAAGTGGATTTGGCGGTTTAGATTCTCCATCCACACGGGTCTCGGATCCTTTCGGATCGCAATCTGGCATCGGGGGTCTTCGAGTTCCTCGGATCATTGCCAACGTCGAGCCGTCCGATCGAGTCGGTTATATGACCCCTGACCCCGTTAACGGGGACATGAATCGTTATGCCCTTTTATTACGAGAGGAAATTCGAACTGCACTCGGCGGCGTTGATGAAATATCAATTAGCGCCGGTGCCACTGCGACTGAGATTAAGGGCCTTATGGGTCGTGCTCAGGCGACTGCTCTTCGTAAAAATAAGAGTTTTTTAAGTTACGGCTTCTGCCGTCTGCTGGAGATGATTATTTATCATCAAGAGCAGATTTTCCGAGAGAGCTTTATTTCGGTTATGGGTTTGGCCCCACCTAAAGAACCGAAAGAAGAAACTCCGGAAGCTGTGGAAAAATATCAGAAACGTTTGGCTAAGTACGAACGTGATGTCGATATTGCTATCCAAACAGCTCTTTCGGAAAACAAAGTTCCTAGCGGCGTTTTTGGTCTTCCGCCTGATGGTGACCGCGAAGTCACGTATCGCTTCCAGGGCGATGTATACGAAGACACGGCGTATGACATCAACCAAAAGTCAATCGTTGTTCGAAATCTTCAAGAACTCGGTGTTGACAGCGTGGAAGCTCTGCGTTACTTGTTCCCAGACAAGAGTGATCTAGAGCGATCTGAAATGTTGAAGGGATTCCCCTTCAGAATGATTCAACAAACGCAAGCCGCGCTACAAAATTTCCTGCTAACATTAAATCAGCTGATGCAGTCGCCGCACCCTCTTGCGCCGACCCAGCCCTTAGCGGCAGACCCGAGGTTAAATATAACGCCTCTTCTCTACCGCACCTTCGATCACCTTGCGCAAGAACTAACTTACTCGGGCAGCTATGAGCCAAGCGATCCCAGCTTCGACCCCGAGCCCGGTCTCCCCGGCAGTAGCGGCGCCCCAGGCGGCCTTCTCCCCGGATATGGGCTCAACCGTTTACCCTCAGTGGGTAGCGCAAACCCCTACCCCGGCGGTAGCTTCGGCAACTACAGCCCAAGCGCCGTCGCCGGCACAACTGGCTACGGCCCCTTCTATCAGCAGCCAGTCCAGCCAGTTTCCGTCAGCCTCCTCCCCGAGCAACCCGTGGGAAGCAGCGCTGGGCAGCCTGGACCGGATCGTCTCCCGGCTCTCCCCGTCCCCCAGCCAGACAGCATCGTTAGCGCAGCCCCAACTGGCGGCGCAGGATATTCAACAGAGCAATCTGGCTTCACAGGTCCAACAGCCCTGGGCTTACCAACCCCCTACGGCTCAGCCGACCTTATCCAACAACGTCTATACGACCCCAATTTCCTCGCCGACTTCTACGGCGCAGGAGCCGCAGTTAAGCCAAGCAAGCGCCGCCGTCGTTAACCACTTCGGTCTGGAAGCTCCGGCGATTCTGAATCAGTACTCCACCACTCTGGAGGACGCCCTAATTCAACAGCATCAGACTCTTGAGCAAATTGCCACCCGCGGCATGGCGATGGAGCAGATCCTGACCGATCCCGATCAGCTTGCTGATTACACCAACCGGTTCTTCACTGAGGTGTATCCCACTGACCTGCGCACCGATGAGCAGATCGCTGCTGACGAGGCTAGCGCCGCTCTTCAACAGCAAAATTATCGGCTGAACTATGACCAAGTTCCTGCCGTGCCCGCTGCTGCTACCGGCGGTCAACCTCAGCAAGATCCCAACATGCAGTGGGAACAGTTTGGTCAGGTTATGAACCAGGCTCCTGACCAAGCCTGGCGTTACCTGAACAACATGTCCCCTGAGGCTTTGCGAGCCAAGCTGCTGTTCCTTGATGGCAACTGAGTTAAAATAAGTTCAGCGGTGTGGAGCACCGCTCGCATGGTGGACGAACATACTCTGCCCCCGTCTGGACAACGGGGGTTTTTTATTGGATATACGGTGTTTTTATTGAGTATACTGTTAAAAAGCGTTTATTAAGATGCCTTTTAAATCTGAGGCACAAAGGCGTAAATTCTACGCAATGCAGGAGCGAGGTGAAATTTCTAAAGCTAAAGTAGCTGAGTACGAGAAAGAGACAAAAAGTGATTTGCCTGAGCGGACGAAAAAACGCGAGGAGGCGAAGAAAAAGGCTGTAAAATACAAGAAGAGCAAAGGTAAGTAATCCGTGCCTAACCCACTCGGTCGTCGCCGTGGCGGCGAAAATGCTGAAGTCGAGCAGCTCAAAAAAGAGCTTGAAGAACTCAAGGCAAACTACGCTCGGGATGTGAATCTGATCAGCGAGGATATTCGGGCAATCGCCAGTCAGGTTTCCCCTGTAGCTCCGGCTGAGGATACCCCCGCCGCTTAGAATTAAGGCAGCCCTGACTGCTTTAAATGTATATATCTTATAGAAATTACAAATACGATTCGGGGCCGCATCGTGTCCAGAGCGGGCCTTCGCACGAAGGTTTTATCGTCTTAAATTCGGGTATCCGAGATACCGGAGCCGATTTAGGCGTAATTGTTGATGGTTCCCCCAGCTACAGCGGAACTTATTCCACCGCGTGGCGCCAGGTGCCTGCCGCGATATCCGGCTATTGGAATAATTACGAAAATGTAGATTATGCGCCTAGTGGTGTTTTAAGTTCTTATCAAGGTTATCGTCCGGTCACTGTCGACACGATTGCCGGACGGAAAGTTCAGACTTTTACCGGACCGGATTACGGTGAGCGTGATGCTGGGAAGTATACGTACTTCGGAGGGTCGGCTCCCGATTCCCAGGTTTACGATCCTTACAATACTCCTACAGGTAATACCGGACAGCAAGGTATCACCGGCGGTGGTGTTTCCCACGGGCGTGTAGAAGGTGGGATACTTACGAATTCATTAGGTCCTCAAGGGACAGCTAACCGTTCTGAGTGGGTTTATAACCCTCCGGTGTACTGCAAAACGTATACGCAAACAATCCGTACGGAGGAACCTGGACTAATGTCCGTACCCTTCAGATTTATTTATCGCGGCGGTGCGGCCAAGCATGTGTCCAATTACGGCTCTATTTATTACCAACTGCCAGAGAGCGTACGTAATCTCAGCCGTAAGTTAGGCTAACGCTAAAAACGAGACAGAGGCTTTTTACTCTGAGGTTTTTCTAGTTAAACTACGTATGTAGTTCTTCGGAGGTTGACGCTTTGTTCGTCGACAATGATTTTCCGAAGCTGCTCGGTGCAGAGCTCTATCGTCCGCATCCTGCGTACGTTGTAGAGATGGCTGCAGAGCCTGTGGTTGTGCACGACTTGGACCTATGTGTCTAGAGTCCCTTTAGGTGAAAGCCTATCGGTTAAACTCCGTGAATTGCTGGAAAGCCGGACCCGAAAGGGAGGCTAATCAGCAGCCAAGCCAGCCAGAAATGACTGGAAGGTTCAACGACTAACACTGTTCAAATGCTCTCTCGAAGCGACCGCTCCTTTCTTAAAGGGGTCTGTTTGGGCGATGGTTGTCTGAGGCAGGTCACGACCTACCCTAGCCTTCACATCACTCATGCTCAAAAACAATTTGAGTTTCTCCGCTGGAAAGTTGGAAGACTCAATCGTATTTTCGGCATAAAACAGCCTATTAAGGAAAGAGAAGCCGACTGCCAAACGGGAAGTTTTCCTGCTTGTCAGTGGTGGTCTAATCAGCAAGAGCTGCTATTACCGATTTATAGAGAGCTCTACCCTCGCGGGAAGAAAGAATTTACAGCTTCTTTCCTTAGAGATATAGGGTTAGAAGGTTTAGCCCTCCTTTACATGGATGACGGAAACCTTCACCTACGTAAGCGCGGTACGTCCACGCGTACGGGAGATCCCTACATTCGGGAACGCATTGTTGAGCTAGCTTTATATATCCCTTACGATACAGCTTTGGTTGTTTCGGATTGGATAGAGAGCCTGACAGGAGCTTCCTTAGTTCCTCGTGTTCCGATGGCAAAGAAAAATCCCAACCTGTGGAATCTTCGAGCTAACGGAACATCAGCCAGGCAATTTGTAGAGGTTTTAAAACCTTACGGATGTAAAGCTATGCAATACAAATTTGACCTTCGCTATGACACTCGAACCAATCGAGGTAAGTCAAAGTGGAGCGAGGCTGACCGCAACAAGTTTGTTGTAGAAGCCGATAAGGTGACACGAGCGCGGAGCACCCAAACAGGGGATTTACCCGCTGTGGGTGATGATATAGTCTGCTCATCAACGTCCTTAAGTTGATGTTACGCAAGGATAAAGAGCCTTGCGGTGCTTATTAAAGCATTTTAGGTAGCAAACAACCCGGCCAAACCGTTCAGCTTGACCGTTATCGTTTCTGGGGCAACCCCGGCTCTAAGGAGTCTCGGGAGCGCACTGCTGAGCAGACCATCGGTACTGCCAACAGCCGGAATATCGTTAAGGACAAAGTGCTCGTGACTCTCCGCGAGTACACTGGCCCTGCCGACCCGACTGATCCTACTCAGCCGAGCACCTTTAAGATTGCTCGCGAGACCCTGATCACCGCTCAGCGTCTGCTGCTGGATACCGGTAACCTCACCGCGTTCCACCAGTCCATCGGTTCGCTGACTCTGCTCGACGACTATCGTCGTTGGCGTGACCGGGTGTTCATCAACGAACTCCTGAAAGCAGTTTCTAAGGGTCAAGCTTCCGACACCCAAGGTGGTTATTACTACCCTGGCGACCTCGCCGTCGGTTCGCTGACCTACACCAACGCCGAACAAGCTAAGTTCGACGTTAAGGACGACCTGCTGCGCGTGGTGAAGAGCCTGCGTAAGCGTAACGTTCCTACCTATCAGGACGGTTTCTATCGCTGTGTGTGCGATCCTACCTTCCTGATGCACCTGCGTCAGAACAGCGACTTCCGTGAAGTGGCTCGTTATCCTGGCAACGGTCAGATCAATCCCCTCATGTCTGGTATGCAGCCCAACGCTGCTATCTACATGGGTCAGGGCTTCGGTCAAGCCAGCTTCGTGGCCGGCGAGCCGATCATGCCCACCGGTTTCGTGTTCGAAGGCGTGCGCTTCTTCGAATCGACCAACATGCCCTCTCAAAGCCAGACCGCTACCATCGGCGGTACGGCTAAATCCTATGAGAGCGCAATCGGTATGTTCTTCGGTCCCCAAAGCGTGGGCGTCGGTATCGGCGGCAACAACGCTCAGGTGCTCCTGAATAACAACGACGATTTCAGCCGTTTTATCATGATGATTTGGAGCCTGTACGCAGGTTTCGAACTCCTGAATGCTGATTTCGCCACCATCGCTTACTCCTTTAACGCTTGATAGGAGGTACTAACGATGGCGATCAACCCTAACCAGTTACAAGTTGCCAAGATTTATCCTGGTAACTACACCAACGTTCTTCGTTACTGGCACGAAGAAAAGTCCGTTGTTTTTAACAACGAGAACGGAACCTCTGAAACTCTGACTGCTCAGCCTATTGGCGGTCCCGTCGGCGTAGTGTTCCGTCCCGGCTGGATTGCTCAGCAGGCAATCGGTTATGTTGACCTGTCTTATCAGGCCAACGGTTCCGTTAACCAGCTTGAGTACTATTCTCAGCCCTACGGTTCTGGTCTGAACGGCTCTAACCAAGCTTTCAGCAGCGCCAATGTGGTCATTCCTTCGCCGGATTACCACAAGGATATTCGCGCCGATATCGCTGACGGTATCAAAGTGCCTGCAGGTGCCTACGTGTACCGTGCCTCTCTGCGTGTTGACGGCGGCGACGTCATCAGCAGCGGCGTGGGCGGTGGTTCGGCCACTCCTCAGCTCAGCCTGGTTCCCGCAATGAACCAAGGTCTGCGCAGCGACGGCACCGTGGTGTCTGGTCAGTTCGGCGTGTCCGTGACCGGCGCCAGCAGCCGAATCGAAAACGGCAGCAATGCTTCGGTGAACATCATCGATTCCAGCAAGCTGTCTGCCCTTAGCGCCGAGACCACCTGGAAACTGTTCGCCACCCGTAACCTGGGCGGCGTCGCGGCTTCTGGTCTGACTCTCGCCTCGGGTACCTTCGATCCGCGCGCTCAAGCCGGCAAACTGGCCGGTAAGAACAAAGCACTCGCTATTTGCGAAGTGTGCTGGATTGTGCCTGACGTCGCTCCTAAGCGCGACGATGTGGCCCTTCAGCCCGGCGGCGTGGTGGAGTCCACCATCTACAGCTCGACCGTTCCAACCTGATATACTCAGGTCGGCAAAGGGGACCCCTCCTTCGGGAGGGGTTTTTTATTGCCTTAGCGCAGCCCCATCAGTCCGGATGTAGGTAATGGCACTTGGATCCCGCGTAAGCGATTCCGTGCTTCCTGCATTAATCGTTCTTTTTCAGCATCAACTCGCCCCTCGACGATTTGTTCCACGAGCTGTTCTGTGTACATACTGGGGTTAATCGTGCGTGCCCGTGCGTTTAAATTTCGAATTATTTCGTTCTTACTCAGCCCCTCCTGTCCTAAAGCTCTAAGGATTGCAGGATCGGTAGCCAGTTGCGTCAGCTGAGGAATTGTCTCAGCTCCACCAAGAACGAGCGACGTGGCAACCTCTGCAGCTGTGTTCAGACCTGCAGTTCTTTCTTTTTTAGGTGACTTTTTCTCGGACATCATGAGCTCCACGGGCAGTCCAATGCCTACATCAGGAGCTACGGCATAGATAGCTCTCAGAGCTTTACCTACGCCAGGCACTTGATTTGCGAATCTAAGTAAGTTAAAGGGGTTTGGCATCGTCCGTTGACTTTTTTCTATTCTAACTTTGTCCTATACTGCGCGAAAGTCGTATCTCCATGATGACTGCCACTGTTTCTAAAGACGTCACGTACACACCCAGCGGCGTAAAAGTCGATATTTTAAGCACTCATGATGATGGTGAGTACTTTATGGTTAAGTCTAAAACAACAGGTAAAGTTTTTTTTGCCCATAAAAATCAGATCGAGCAGAAGGAAGGAGATACCTCTACAGAAAACGACGCAAAACCCGTTAAGTCACGTCGGGGACGGCAGATTGTTAAACCGCAAGTGCCTGCACCGAACCGGTTTAACCTCAACGCAGCTACTCCGGAACTGCTGACCCAGATCCTCCCCGGCGTGGGACTTAAAACCGCAACTGAAATTATTGAGCTTCGTATGTCCCTTCCAGGGGAACGTTTTACGAAATTGGAACAGCTTCGTCAGATTAAACACATTAATTGGGACGAGATTCTCAGTGATTCGATCTACGTTGAGTGATCCTTGGGATAGATAAATAAAGAGTACAATAGGTGTACTGTAGGCGTCGGTAGTTGTGGCTCAGTTTACACAACAAGAACTAGAGCAACTCCAAAGTTATCTAGCTCAACAAGGCGTTGTCTTTCAACCTGATACTACCGACGCCACTAAAAGGGAAGTAATTTACGCGGCTGTTAATCAGTTAACGCGTAACCCTGCGCAGGTTTTTGGTTATAGACTTGATGATTTTAACTTTAGTCGTGTAACTTACCACCTTGGCTACAACATAGCTACGGTGCCCGCCGGAGACTATGCAAGATTATTAGAAGCGTGTAACAGCATTCCTAGCGAATTTTATTACGACAAGATTGTGCAGCAAATTGAACGCTGCGAAGAAGCTGAGCGACTGACGGAACTTGCCGCCGGACGCGCGACAAACCGCCAAGAAACGATCCTTGGTGATGTTAACCGTTCGATCAATATTCAAGATAAAACAGAAGTTGCCAAGGTTTGGCGACAAAACTACTTATATGAAACAGGACGTCTTTCTGAAATGCTTTACGTCGCTAACTACAAAGACCCCGTGGCATCTAGGTACAGATTTGAACGTAGTGGCGCAGAGTTTATCCAAGCTATTCCTGGCCCACCTGATGTGTCTCGTGCTGACCGTCTGTATTTCTTTGCAGATTGGCGCTAATATAAACTCAGGCTAGGTCTTTAGGATGTCGTACAGCTCATACGAAAAGGCCATCCGAGCGCTTGTTGAAGGCGGTCTTCGGATGATCAATAACATGATTCCGGAGCCTCCGACTCCTCGGCAAATCCGGCAGACCATCCAACCTAGCCGTCCTGCAGTTCCCGTTGGACCGACCGGCCCTGCGGTTCAGCCACGTTTAAACGTTCCTCCTGATCGGGCCACCGGGCGTTTTCAAAAACAACTGCCTGTTCCTCGCGAAGTTCCGGCCGAACAAGTTCCCCGTCGTGCCGGATATCCTCAGGTTGATGTTCCTCGCGAGACTCTTCCGGCTCGTGCTCCTGGTGTTGCGCCTGGGCAGCGTTCCTTGCCGGTCGGTCAGGACATTCCCGCTAGCACTACCGTTCGCCCCTACCCCATTCTTAGCTCCCCTCAGGCTCCCGAACCCGCATTTGCGTACGGTAAAGAGCTTATGCGTCGTGATCCTGAGGGATATAACCGGATCCGTTCCATCGTCGAGACTACTGCCGCCGAGCGTGGTGTCAACGCTGATGACGTGATGGAAGCTTTGTTAAGCAAGGAGGGATTCGACTCTCCGCTTATTCGGCAGCTAGAGACTTCTCCTCAACAATATATGTCGACTGGCGGCGGTCTTACCCGTTCCGCCGGAGGGGGCATGGCTCCTCCTTCGACCGGCGCAGGGTTAAGCACCGAAGGCCCAGGCGGAGCTCTTGCCCGTACGATGGGCTCTGCAGTCGAACCAGGTATTCAGCCTGTAAATGTCTACGAAATTATTGGGCGCGGTGTAGCGTTACCTGAAGGATCCCCTATTGCGGCCCGAGCGAACGCAATGGGCGGAGTTAACACTGTCGATCTCGGGCAACTTCTTTCTTCTACTGCCGCTGCTGAAGCTGCCGCAACCGGTGGGACCGCTGCCGCACGGCGTATTCCTCTCGCGCCTTTTGTTGGCGGCGGAATGCTGGGCGGGCTGGGCCTCGCGGCTTACTTGTCCAGTCGTCAAGGACAACCCCAACAAGTCGCAATGCCGGGCGAGACCCAGTTAGGTGTTCCCACCGCGACACCTGAGGCTGGCGCAAACACGCCCTCTGTTACTGGCGCTCCTTTAACCACCGCGCCCCAGCCAATCGCCGGCAGTACCAACGCAATCCCCGGAACTGTCAATCCAAGCTCGGTCGGCGTTTCTGCCGCTCCTGTCGCACCTGCTATGCCTTCACCGATCGGCGGTCGTGCTCCTGCAGCTCCCGTCGGCAGTTCTATGGGTGCAGGTTCCGTTCCCCAGCTCATGGATTCACGCGACTCCGATTATCGTCAAGCTGTTCAAAATGCAGCACAAGGTCTTCGGCAAGATGCTTCTCAGTACCAGAACATTGGTGATCTTTACCGTGTTCAGTCGGCTTACGCAAACGCTCCGGGACGTGCGGAACAAATTATCGGGGCTCTTAAGAGTGCGGGTGCCCCTGCCTCTGTAGGTATTGAGTCCGAAGCCAACTTTGAGACCTGGGCACGTCGTAACCCTGATCTGGCCTATCGACTGCAACTCCAGATGCAGCGCCGTGGACCTAGCCAGCAGATGCCTAATGCACAAGGGGCTATTTTAGGAACATCTATGGGTACAAATACGCCTAATAATGCAGCAGGACAGGCCAGAGCCGCCGCGATGAATGCCGCTTTCGGTACTCAAGGCGCAGCGGATCTTAACGCTACGCTTGCGCCGCAGGCGTACCAGACCATCGAAAAAATGCCCCTGTACTGAGGCTTGACCTATGGCGGACTATTTTTCCAACGCTTTACCCCTTCGCGGGTACGACTTCGGCACTTCGATTCCCGAAGCATTTGAGAGTCCGCAGTACAACGTGGATGCGTTTTCAACTGCGGCCGAAGGTTTAGCTCCATCTACCAGCCCTAGTCCCAGCAAACCGGGTCTATCGGATAGCCCGTTTAGCAATGCGTGGGTTGGAGGAAGTCTGTTACTCGAAGGTATCGGTAATTTAGTCCGAGGCATTCGAGGCATGGAACCAGCCCCGCAAGGCATGGCTACTCGAATGATTTCTGATTACATCGCCCAACAACGAGACGAAGAGCGTCTTAATAAAATTCTTGAACGTCTCGGCGGATTCAAGGGAGAACCTTCTCCCCTTATGGGTTCAGCTATAGCCAAGCCCGCACCTCTTAAAACCGACAACCCTTTACGGGGTTTAGGCTGATAAACTAGCCCTGCACATAGAAAAAGGCCCCATAAAGGGATTTTGATCTACTTATTCCATCGGTTAAATTTCTCGTTCGTAAATACTTTTTCTAAAGGGTATCCGGCCTTAAGCCTAGTCCATAGTCTTTGTTTAGGTATATCTAATTTTTTGGCCCATTCTAATAAACTCATAGTTTCTCCGTTGAAGGTATACAAATCTGGTTTATCGTGCTTTTCTTTAGAAAAAGCTTTTTCTAATGGCCATCCGTTATTAAGGCGTTTCTGCATACTGGTATTGCTGATTCCTACGTATTCTGCCCAATCTTTTACGCACATAGTCTTACCATCATAGGTGTAGAGCCTTGTCGCTCTGGCTCCTCCACGGTTTCGAGTCTGTTCCTTTCTTGTAGCCCAGATACAATTTTCTTTGTTATAGTTTTTATCGTTATCTACTCGCTCTAATTGATGTTTGGGAGTAGGTTTTTCTCCCATGTCTTTTAGGAAAACTGAGAAGTCGTTCCACGCTGGGTCGTAGGTTATTCCTCTACCGCCATATCGATGGTAGCCGTCGTGGTTAGAATTATCACATCTGCTCCTCATAGCCAGCCATGATTTATATTCGGATAGCTTATTTTTGTGGCCGCCATGTTTGAAACTAGCGCAACCCTTTGAGCAGTAAACAAAACCTTTTTGCCTGAAAGTAAGCTTACAGACAGCGGCTGCGTTTCCGTTTCGGAAAAATTCTGATCCGCAGTTTTTACAAACGAACTTGACCTGCATTAGACTTGCGGTATGTTTCAGGGCCCCTTACTCTAACACAGAGAGGGGGTATAGTCGGAATTGGCGAGCACATCGACCAACAAAAGTCCATGCCTGATCGATCGTCCGTTTTTACGGGGCGCACGGATTACTAACGCCACCCCGACTTGTAATCCGATCAATCCTTCTCTGGGTTCCCTTATTCAACTTGTTCGCGTAGGGGATCTTCCGTCCGAGGATGGTGCTCTTGTCGAGGACATCACGATTGTCAGCAACGAGGATTATCCAGACAACAGCGGTATTCGTACAGCTGACATCGGTCTGTACGTGTACATGCCCAATCAGGCGGCACCCTCTACATCGTCTGCTCTGATGATCGGGCGTTTTGAAGTGGGTCTAAGCGGATCTACCTTCGGGTATCCCTTAGGGGTGCAGCTGCCTGCTGTGATGGCTCCTGTCCCTCGTACCGGCGATACAAACCTAATCGGCCCTATTCAGATCGGTAAGAATGAAGGTCTGTATCTCGAAAAAGGGTATATTCTCTGTGCTGGCTATATTGGCGTGGGACCTGCCGGCGCTTCCGGTGTTGGCGCATCGGGCGGTTTGAGTCCTTCCGGTTTAACTATCCTCGCACAAGGCGGATTCTATTGATCTGCTATGTCACGTCGAAAGGGGTCGGATAACTTCGGATTTCGTTCTTTTGGTGTTAATTCGAGTTTACGACCTGTTTCTCATGTGTCAGGATCGGATAAACCGACGGAACTGAACAGACCTTTGCCGTTCGAGCGACGGTTTCGACCCGCCGTAAATACTAAGGATTTTAGTGTTCTAAGTGATTACAATTACGCTTCTCTATGGAGTCGCTGGAGAAGGGGATACGAATTATCGATGTATGCACAACAAGCTTACGACGGTCTTTCGTATAGCTTTAAATATTATGTTTCGGGAGCTCCGGGCCTAGGAATATACCTTCCTGGCGTAGCCTTCATGTATCCGACAACCAGGTCGGATATGAAAATGTGGATGGTCGGAGTTCGTCCACGTGATTCTTTTAACTTCAGAGATTTTGGGTACTCTGTTCAGTCCGTAAGTAATTATGACGATAACACTTATGCAGTTAGGTTAAGTTCTAAATTTGGAGCTCCTATTTCGTTTTTTACAGGTGAAGTAGTCTCTAACAGATTTGATTCCTCTGGCGCCGAAAGACAGTATGGATTTAACAACTACACAGTAACGGCGGTTGGTTTCAATGGAACTCCTTTGCCTCCTTCTTATGCGCCTATTTTTAACACGCTTTTTCTTTCTAGAACAAAGGAGAACAGTTGGAGCGTCGTGGACGCAAATACTTTGGCTGTTCCCGCTACAGGGCCCCCAAATGTAGGAGATTTTTTAAGTACAGAAATGCGGACTCAATGCACGTGCCCCGATTTTCTGGGGCGAGAAGGCTTTGATCTGTACAAGGAATCACTAAAGCGTAGATATCCATATACGGGCGTTTTCAATATGACGCCCGGACAATATGACGCGGGACCAGACCAAACACCTCGCGTCTCAAACAGTATCGATAACCCTGGCTACGCCAGAGACTTTGGTTTTATATACTTAAACGAAATTTACAATATACCAGAGTACACACAGAGAGTGTATTCTGATCCTAATTTGTTTTATTATCAACCTCGCTGGTGTAAGCACATATACGCGGCTATGTGGGACTTGTCAAAAAAATACGAACAAGAGAGCGCAGTATCACCGTGGTTGCCTCAACCAAATGACGAGCCTTTGAATGAATGGTATCGAGAAAAGTTCGATAAAGATTTACAAAAACAATTTTCTTTTTTTAAAAGAGAACGAGATTTAGTTTGGTGGCAGAGATACTCTCCAACTCAAAATGATATGCCTAGTCACATGATGTATCCAGATATGTACAATATGATGTCAAAAACTTTAAATGCCGGAGACTTAAACAGTTTTGCAACACTTCAGGCTAAAAATTTTGAAATGTTTACTGTCAATGAATTTGATCCGTTTGCCCCTATAGATTATAGTAATTTGAATTCGTACGATGGGGGGACTTACGCAAATGGTAATCCTGTGACTACTCCGGTAAATTTTTTAGATGGCGGAACGTATGCTAATGGTGATTTAATTCCTATACCTGCTACCCCTATAAACGGAGGAGTTTACTCTTAATGACTTCTACACCGGTTAACTTGCTTAGTCTTCGTTCGGGATTGAATTCCGATCGTCCGAAGCCCGCAACACTGCAATTAGGGCAACTTGCTGTTAATTACGGCGCCAACGAACCAGGTGTTTACTTAGAAGACACAGGCGGCGCGATTAGAAAAATCGGATCAAGTCACTACGGCACAACTGCGCCTAACGCGACTCCAGCAGGACAAACGGGAAATTCGGTAGGCGAAACGTGGGTTGACAGCAGCGCAAGTACATACTTTATGAAAGTATGGACAGGTTCTACATGGCAAACCATAGGATCTGCCTTTGCCACTTCTGCTAACTCGGCTAATTCAGCTCTTTCCGCCTCTTCGGCTGTAATTGCTTCTGGCGCTATTCTTGCTTCTGGCTCTTATTATTCTGTTATTGCTTCTGGCGCTATTTTTGCTTCTGGCTCTTATTATTCTGTTATTGCTTCAGGTGCTACCGCAGCATCAGGTTCTTATTCTGCTATTTTATCTTCTGGTTGTATTAAGGCTTCGGGTGTTCCTGTAACTACAGGATTGCCTGTAAGTTCACCTGAAGGCACTGTTATGTATCAAGCAGCAGCGCCTTCGGGTTTATACATTTATGTAGGCGGGCAATGGGTTCAGATTTAACCCCGAAGTGTGCTCTTCAGGAACCACGCGGCTTTGAAGGAATCGTCGACTAGCTGAGCTGCGTAGTTCTCTACGTCGGGAGCTTTTACGGTGCGAGCTAGCTCTCCCAAATCTTTAGCTTGCATTCCGAAGTCTTCGAGGTTTTTTAAATAAGTTACTAGCATATCGCGAGTGTCATAAGACTTACAGTGTTTAAATCCTTTATATGCGTTTAATAAACCTTTCTGACACATCGGCATAAGAGTGTCCATCGTGCGGACAAATTCAGCCAATTTGTCAAAATGTCCGATGTGAAGGTCGTACTGACCCTTTAAAAACTCGTGGATAGGGAGAAACAGCGGCCCTTCTACGTTTAGGTGAATAAGATGAGATTGAGTGTAAAGCTGATGCGCATATGACGACAGAGCCACCAGATTCAGAAGAAGATCCTGAAGCTGGGGCTCTGGTTCCACCGAGATGATCCGCTCCTCAATCTGCGTGGGCATCAAAGCCGATGCCGGTGTCGAAGCGAAGGTCTCAGTGTACGTCATGTTCAAAAAGTCGCCGCCGTTGCGGTCTGTGCTGCATCGTCTTCTACTTTAGCCGACGAATCCGCACCGTTCAGATAGTTCTGCAGAGCATCTTTGTTGATGCGATACAGAGACTTAGCTCCAGAAGGCTGCAGATTTACATAGATGTCTTTGGGCCAGCCGCCGGGGTTATTTGATTCGGTCAGTGCGATGCGCTTGCGCACGAAACCGCTAGAGCAATTTAAAAATTCTGCGGTCTCCGCGATCGTCAGGAGGGTCTTGCCTTCAAACATCTGCCGTGTGAATAAGGATGGCTCAGTAATGATAACGAGCTTTATGGGTCTTGTAAAGGTCTCAGGTGGGTCCTAGCCCGGACTTTATATTGTTTACAGAAAGCACTTAGTCTTCTGAGACGTACGTTAATGATTCGGTGTAGGATAATCAGAGAGTGGGTTCTGCCCGTGGCAACCGCAAGTTCTGACGGAGGAATGCGAGATCTTCGTTGCGGCCTGACGCTCGAAGACGAATTTGTGCTAACGCGCATCAGGGCTAAAGCTAAATCTTTAAATAATGGAAGTGACCGAGACCAGTTTTTCTGGGTGATGATCTTAAAGTTAATGTGTAAAGAGAGGGCGTATAAAACCGTTATGCAGCAGATAGGGGTCGCTGTAGAAACTAATGTGCAGATGTTCGATGATTCAGAAGATTCGGTAGAATGATGAATAAATAGCAGACAGATGGCGTTAGATAACCCGCTGACACGGCAGTGGCTTGATCTGATCGCGTACGCCGAAGGTACCGATAGTTCTCGTCGAGGCGGCGGTTACGACGTCATGTTTGGCGGCGGTCGTTTTCAAGATTTCTCTAAGCATCCGGATGTAGTTGTAAGAACTAAGGGTTTTCCCGAAGGAAGCGCTGCTGCTGGACGTTATCAATTTATGCCTGGCACTTATGCCGAGGCACAGAAAGCTTTAGGTCTTCAGGGGTTCGGTCCGAGAGAACAGGACCTCGCCGCAATTTATTTAATGAAGCGGCGTGGGGTCGACCCCACCAAAGATCCGATTACGCCGCAGACTATTGCAAAACTCGCTCCAGAATGGGCGAGTCTTCCCACGCTGCAAGGGCGCAGCTACTACGGTCAACCTGTTAAATCCCTGAGCGAACTCCAAGGTTTCCTTCAGAAACCCAGTGGCGGCGTACCTTATCAAGTTCAACAAGACAGCCAGGCCGCTGGTGTTACCCCGATCAGTCTGCCTAGATACGATTTTCAAGGCGCGTTAAAGAATATCGTCACTCAGTACGCTCTATCTGAAGCTGCCCAGCCTGTGGCCGGCGACACGCAGAAAGCACAAGTTTATTTACAAGCCGCCGAAGCAATAAAAGCAGACCCCGAAAAATATGGAGAGGAAGGTTTAGCACTTGCGGAGCAATACAAATACAAAGCGAATGAAGCACTGTTCTTGGGAGGCTCTCCAGGAGGAAACGACCCTTCAAAATTAGTTATGGATATTCTGGGAGCTAAGATGACGCAAAAAGCATACGATAGCAGTCAAGCTAGTCAAGAAGCGTTAATAAACTCGCAGTTATCTTCCTCTGGAGCTCCTGCGTCAACTCCATCCTCCTTCGAGAAACCCGCCTCTGTCGTGTACGAACAATCCAGCGGACAGCCTGGAGTTGATCTGTATTTCCCTAGTAAACGTTTCCCTGCAGTCTTAGGCGGCGTGGTTAAAGATGTCAGTCGAGAAGGCGGTTACGGCAACTACGTTGTTGTCGAGTCACTTGATCCGCTAACTAATAAGAAGGTCGATGTTCTTTACGGGCACTTGGCCGATAAGAGCATCTTAGTCCGACCGGGTCAACAGATCGCGTCGGGTCAGATTATCGGCCAACAAGGAGGAACAGGAAACGTTCGTTCAGCCGACGGTACGATTGCCAGTATTGATTTTCTCGCTCCACGAGGCGCAGGCAGCCGATATATGACGCCATACAGTAATTTTGATCAATTACGTCGGCATATCGTGTCTACTTTTCAGGGCGGAGCAGGACGATAACAGATACGTGCTGATTGTCGCTAGTGGATTCGGTATACTTGAGTAAGGGTTTTTAAGACTATGGGCGCTAATCCGCAACAACAAGCTTTAGAAGCAGCTCAGTCTTCGGTCGAGCAGGCTGTTAAAGAAGGTAAGCAATTAGCTAAAGATCTTCAACAGCGCGGCGGGAAATATAGGAGCATGGCAGGCGCGACTCAAGGTAAGATGCTCGGATTTTTAGGAGAAGGAAACGAGCCTGCTGATTACTATGGTCGTATTCAAGAACAATTCGGTCCCTTTATGACCGGCGAACAAGAACGGTTCCAAACTCAATTAAATCAAGGCGACTACCCTGTTTTAGGTAGCTCTGCTCATCAACGTTTTGAGGACACGTTAGTCAAGAGCGCTAACTTATATGACCAATACGTGAAACGTGGGCTAGACGAGATTCAACCTCGTTTTGCTGCTATCGCCAAAGACCCCGCATTTAATCTTCAGTATGATCCTCGGGCTATGGGGCTTGCCCAAGGCAACATCAATGAAGATCAAGTTAAGCGTTTAACGACTTGGAATGTCTGATCAAATTCCAATAGGAAAACATGAGCGAAAGGTAGCTTTCCACGCGGAGGCTCCTTTCGCTAAGCACGACTACCGGTACCGACAGCGTGCTGATATTCGCATGGCCGGAACTGTGTGGAGCGAAAGTCCGCAAGAGAGGGGACAACGGATATCGAGGGAATATCTGCGTAAAAAAATGCGCGGTGTTCCTGTTGGTTTAGGTTTTGGCGAAAACGATAAGTTTGGCCCAGATAACTCTTACGACACTCGTCAACCGATTAAATATACACACGCCCGAGAGTACTAAACAACGCACTGAATTCAAGAATCTTTCTATCTGCTTTATAAGGAGACGGAAAGTAATAAATAAATCCGTATATCTTGTTTGTATTGACTTTACTAAATTCTTTGTCGTCGTTTCTAAGTTTTGGATGTTCTTTTAGTATGCAGATAGGCAAATCTAGCCCTATTTTCTGAGCGGCTATCAACGCGACGTCCGTTGAAGTTAAAAATAGGAGACCTTCTTCGAACTCACCTAGCGTATATTTGCGCAGCATTTCCTCCATCCAGACTCTCTGCGCAGACTTAACGAATCTTTTTTTCTTTGTCCACAGGCTTCTATCCGGCGGTTGTTCCGACCCAGTCAAAAGATCCCGTGGCGGATACAGATATACAGATTTAGCTCTCCAAATCTGCCTAAGCCCTTGGTCCTCAGGACAAAAGTATCTATTAGCTCGTATAAGCGTATTCGCGTTATGACTACTGGCAGGGTCTAAATCTATCTCTCCGTCAAAAAAAGCAGTTGCAGCGGCTACTACGTCTACCGGCGAGACAAAATCTACGGCATTAATCGGCACTGGCTACTTGCTCTTCAAGTACTTCATCGATTTTATTTTTATCCAGTACATGGATACTCATGCCGTTTATGTCGAGCATCACGACGATAGGATCGTCCTTTTCTTTTTCGATAACTTTAATCAGTTTTTTAAAGAATGTTGCTAGGTCTTTGTTCATCATCTCCTCGGCCAGAGCCATGTCGGTTTGGATGTCCTTGACCGTCAAAAACTGAGATGCTTCAGCGTTGCTGGTATTGAAAAATAAAGCACCCTCCCCCTTATAAGTTTTGAATTCGTCGTGGAGGGTGATGATATCTCCGATGATCATGCGGGCGACGTTAGCCGCCATACGTTTTTTGGTCTCCGAGCCTGAAAACAGGTTGAACTTGAGACGCTGTGCGACTTGACTGAGGTCAGGCATCGGTATACCCCGTGAAATTGTTCCAAGCATCCGCTAGCACTCTAGCGCTATCGTAAAGATAGTTGCTTGTGTTATTTTCTTCCGGATCTAGCTTACAGAAATGTCTTCCTTCGACCAGTCCGGATTTCCCACCAGAGATAATTCCTTGGTAAATCAATTTGTCGATTTTTACCGACGGCACACCAAGACGTTCAGCAAGAGCACGCTTGTTAATAAACGCCGTGGTTAATGACCCAGATTTAGAGTTTGCAATTACTTGAAGGGAAGTGTCGATGCTGCGTAGGATTTTGTTGAGATCTGAGATGACGATTTGATTTTGTGACATAGGTAGAAGGGGGCTGGGTCTTCACCGGGCGCCCGGCAAAGACCTTCACTTTCCAGCGCTCGGAAAGGGTGAAAACGAGCGCTACCCCCGACGGTAGCAGAAACGAACCCTTCTTGTCGTTACTGCTGGTTTTATTTTACAGAAGCTTTTCTAATTGAGCTATAAAGTCTTTAGGCTCTTCGATTAAGAGTTTGATAACTGCATCAAGTTTCGACATATTTAGAGTTTCTTGACGCTTATTAATTAACAACCAATATGTGTATGCGTTTAACAGATACATGTGTGTCTGTTTCGCCCGCAACGCCTGGGTTTTCCATTTGTCGTGATCGAAAGCGCTGCCGTGGCGGGAGCTACCCGTCTTGAGTTCAAGCTCTCGAATCTCGATTTGAAGCTCGATATCCTTAATTGTGTACTCTAAAGAGCTGATTTTGGCCTTGCATTCTGGCTCGGTCCGAGGCTCTTCGTTGTCCGTGTAGATCCAACTAGGCAGATTCTCGACGATATATTCCGAGCGCCAGAGAAAAGGCTTTTGCGGGGTTTCAGAAAAACTCATTCTAAGAGTGAGGTATCTATGAGATCAGTAAAAATGCCGTTTGTACAGTAATAAACGTGATGCTCAAACTTGATTTGACAAACTAATTTCAAATTAATCAGTCGCTTGAGCTGGCTAAGAGCTGCCACTTTGGACATCCCTAAAGCTTCGGCTATTTCTGTAGCAGATAACGGCTGATCGGATTTTAACACCTCAATTAGATCGCGATGCACTCGGATTGCAGAGGTTTGTTTCTTAGCGCGGAGATAGTCCTCACCGAAATATTTTGGCCGTGAGTCATCTCGATAAGCTCCTGGATTGCTCTGTTCGTCATTTTGCGCTTGGCCCATCGCAGAACGTCTAGGTGCATGTCGGAGCTTACCTTTTTAGCAGGACTAGCCGCAAGATGCATGTGGTGAGGGTTCAAACAGTTCGCATCGCCACATTTCATAAGGACTTTGTCCTTGGTTTCAAGGTCGACACCGAAAAATCTGGCGCAGATAAAGCGGCGTGGACGCATCAAGGTGCCGTCAGTCGAATCGACGAGGCGTTTCGGCAGTACAGACGCGTACAGGTGTTCTGCTGGGTCTATGACGTATTTATGTTGAAGCATCCAGGCTTGGAACCGATCGGACGCTGAGCTTGTTGCGGCGCCCTTGAGCTCGGCTGTGCAAATCGGGCAGGCAAACGAGCTGGCCAGTCGGCAACGGCGCTCGAAATCCTTGGCTAAGAGGGCTACCGGAGGCGTCCGGCGGCATTGGCAGGTCGCGACGACACAGGAGCCGTGGCGGTCTATGCGGAGGTAGTCGAGCTGTTCGGTGTGCTCAGGCGGATCTTCAGGCAGCGGTAGGGGTTCGGCGTCCAGCAGGCCGAACATAAGTAGTAGTACCGAGTTACACATGAATCATGGTGCCTCAACATGCTCAGTGTAGCGCACAGCACGTATGGGTCTGTTTGCAGCAGATTTTCTTCCCGATCGGGATTGACTGTAATCTCAGTTAAGACAGATGAGACAGTCGCTTAGCAAGGGTTTAAGCGCACAGAGTGCTCTGGTTTAGTGGGTCTGTTCAAAGGGCTCTTTAAAAAGGATTTTCTATTAAAGACCAACTTAACGGGTTTTGCTAGGTGCTGACGCCTTTAGCTAAGCGTATTTGAGGTGTGCATTTAAAGGCACGCATTAAAACGCACTTTAAGGGGTGCCCTAATTGTTATAAAGTACCACTTACTTATTTAAATACATAACTAACCCAGTATGAGTGCAATTCACGTTAAGCGGACAGAGCTCCGAACACTTTTTTCAGACGTTGTTTTTGGAGAAGCGCTGTGGTAATACCGGAGTTTAAGGGGTTGACAATCGCTGTTTGAAGGGTCCTATACTTGGTGCAACTTAATTCCGATCATGGATTCTACGCTTTCTGCCCGGAATAAGATCCTGGAATCACCTGATACCGCTTTTTGGCAACTGTGTCGGCAAAAGAGCTCTGAGATCGGGGTGCCTGCCTGGATGCTAGCTGAAGAGGGTTTTCGCCATGAGCAGCGGACGTTACGGAAGGCTTGCTCTGGGCAGCTCTAAGGGTTGACAGTTTGCTCTAAGGGGGCCTAGTCTGTAGCGGGCTTTTAATCCCTCATGCAAATCAAATCCAAAGAAGACGTCCAGACCTATTGGGGTCAATACGCCAGCAAGGAAGCTCGCAAAGAGCGTTTTGAGCGGATCTACACTCTGTATATACAGGAAGGGTTTTCGCTCCAGCAGATTGCGGATCAGTTCGGAATCTCGAAACAGCGCGTACATCAGATTCTTTTAAAGGAGTCAAAAGAGCCTGAGCTACTGGCCGTTAAAAAAAGAGCTGACATGTTGGAAAGAAACACCTGGCGTACAAAAGAAATAGAGTATCAACTGGAGCAAGGACTAAGTTGCTCGAAAGTCGCGGCTCTACTGGGTATCTCAGTTAACGTCGTTAAACGTGTTAGCGCTCGGTTGAATAAGCAAAAAAAAGTGTTATAGTTTAAAGCCCTGGCGGAGCTGTCAACTCCCCAGGGCGCGATCAACCTGTGCTGACCAGGCCGATGCCTAAGTATAAACCCATGCCGCCGCTTGAGCGGTTGAATGAACTGCTGGAGATTGTTGAGATTTCGCCGGATAAGTACGGAGAGTGGTCGGGGTTGGTTTGGAAGGTTAACCGCAGTCGAACCGCAAAAGCGGGAAAAGTGGCGGGAAATTTAAAAGTTCATCACAGCCGTAGAGACAAATTTTACTGGGAGATAACGATTGAAGGTAAAAGCTATTATGTTGCACGTGTTGTTTACTACATGGTGCATAATGAAGATCCTAAAGACATTCAAATAGACCACATAGATAGAAATCCTTACAATAACAACGTTTATAATCTTAGGTTAGATATAAATGGAGACATTCAGATTGCAAATCAATCCACTAGACGTAGCAATACCAGTGGAGTACCCAATGTTAGTTGGCATAAACGTTTGAAGAAATGGCAGGCTTATTTGTGCGTCATGGGTCAACGAACTCATTTAGGTACCTTTGTTTGTAAGGCTGAAGCAGCTCGCGTTGTTTATAATTCTTATACAAAGCATAATCTTGGCGAAAAAGGTCGAGATTTTCCCAACCTAGAAAGCGTTAGCTGTAATTGCGACCGCTGTGCGACGCGTAATCTGCGGTAGAATCGAAGTGAGGAGGTGTCCGTATTTGAATGTTACAGAATAATCCTCCTTGCCTTACGCACGGACTAGAGCCCCGTGCTCTGCATGAGCATAATTTTCAGGGTATCGTCGAGGTTATTGATTTACTGATTGCGACTGCGAGCGGCATGGGAACCACTTCTTACTCAAGGTGCTCTGCAGGATACCCTTGGAACTTTGAGGGTGTTGTACGCGCTTTAGAAGATTTAAATACTACTCTAAGCGGAGTAACTGGCGGCGGCGTGGGCGCTTCCGGCCTCGCTCCTGGATCCGGCATTTACTTCGCACCTAGTGGTACTTATACAACTATTAACGCTGACGCACAGCGTATTCCTGGCGCGATCGTAAGCGGTGTAGCTCCCTCCGGTGCCTACGAAGGGACTATTTGGTTCGACGAGAACGAAGGCCGTACGTTCGTCTACGTTTCCGGAGCCGCAAATCCGGGCTGGTATCAGCTTAACGCCGAAGCCCTCGCGTACACGTCCGAAACACCACCGTCTGGCGTCGGTAATAACGCTCCGCCTCGCGACGGGCTGCTTTGGTTCAACCGAGATCTGGGCAATCTCCTTATTTACGACGCTGTTTCGGATTCTTGGTATGAACCTGACGCCCGCCGCAGTGTGGCGTACCGCGAGACGCCCCCGACTGCTGTGGTTGAAGGCGAGGTTTGGTACGACCAGACAACCAGCGTCATCAAAATCTGGGACGGTAGCAACTGGACTTCGCTGCTTGATCCTCCGACTCCAACTAAAACGACCCGAACGACCGATTTGGTTGTCTTGGACAGCTACTCGACGTCTTACGTCGGTCCCAAGACCTATTCGATTGCCGTCCAGCGGGGCAATGAGGTACAAAACTCCGACATCACGCTCATTCATGATGCGAGTGATGCGTACGTTTCGCAGCATTCTGTCGTGTTTAGCAGCGGCATTCTGGCTGCGTTCAGCGGGCAGCTTGTTGACGGTTTCGTTGAGCTGGTCGGATATAGCAATTCGATCGACCGCACGGTATTCAGGCCGATTGTTTGGAACGGCACTACTGTAAGTTCGTCTTACTCGACAGCATTTACCGGTAAGGTCCTCGATTCTTACCCGGTCAGCTTCTCGGGCACTAAGACTTACTCCGTTAACGTTGCGCGTGGCGGCGATGTCCAGAACTCCGATGTTACCGTTATCCACACAGCGGTCAGTGGCTTTAGTTCAGAGCACTCGGTTGTCTATTCGAGTGGGGCACTTGCGACATTTAGCGGTCAGGTTGCTGGCGGTAACGTTCAAATTGTTGCTTATCCAACCTCTACTGCTTATACGACCTATAGGCCAGTTATTTGGGGCGACACTGAGGGTCTGCCGATCACGACCGCGTCGACTGTCGGCACGCTGATCGACCGCTATCCGGTCCAGGCATCTGGTACCAAGACCATTACGGTTAATGTCGACCGTGGCGGCGAAGTCCAGAGCTCTGATCTCACTGTTGTACACACACCGTCTGATGCGTATCTATCGCAACACTCGGTTGTGTTCAGTTCGGGTACGCTAGCGACGTTCAGCGGTTCCGTTGTCGGCGATTTCGTCGAGATCGTTGCCTACAGCAACACCGCTGCGCCGACCGTGTTCCGTCCCGTTCGCGTCACACCCTAATGGCCAAGCCTAAGAACACCCAACTCATCGAGTCGAAGCCCAAAAAGACCCGACAGGGAGACGGATTGCACAGTAAGCCCTCTCATGGCCGCAAAAAAAGTCGCGGACAGGGAAAAGGTTAGAATTAAGTTAGTTCTCTTGCCGCAGTATGGCTTTTAGTGTTGTTACTGCTGGCGAATACATCGGTAATGGCGTAGCTGTTGCAATTAACAGCAGCGGCTACGCTATTCCTGCTGATCCTTTTTCGGCCGATCGGTCCCGCGTGGTCGGCATTTCGGACGGCGTGACTGAAGCTGGGTCGCGCGTCCGAATTGTTCTGACGGATTACGCCGCTGTTAGTACGGCGGGACTGACTCTGGGCAAACCAGCATATTTATCGATTCACGGGTCAGGTATTCTTACGACCGATTTTAATAATGTTGCATCTGGTTATATAGAGTTTTTTGATCCGTTTTATGTAACTCAAGTTGGTGTTGCGTTAGGTGCAGGAACGATCAAAATTGAGATTGAGGACGGTATTTTAACAAGCAGCACAAATACAGCTTTACTTACGGAAGATCAATCACCTCTGATAGAATACTTAGTAGCCGAAGACGGCTCTAAAATACTTTTAGAAGACGCTTAAGTTGTGACCAACCGTAAAATCTCGGCTTTTTCGGACATTGGTCCTTCTCCCAGCGGTTACATCCAGCTGCCTGTCGTTGATCGCTACGAAGCGGCGGATTCGGATAAAAACAAGCTAGTTACAGTCAGTGGTTTGGATGCTCGTTACGCGGGTTATCCTTACTTTCAAACAAATTGTCTAACTCCCGTCACGACAACGACAACGGCAGGGACGACGCTTGATGTTTTTGCCAGCGGTCTTCTTGATTCCGCTCGGTACCATATCAAAGCCAAGCGTGGACGCGAGGTTCAAACCAGTGAGGTTCATTTAGTACAGAACGGCTCTACCACTGTTATTACAGAGTACGCTGTTCTTTATACAAGTGGTATTTTGTGCACCTACAGCGGCACTTTTGCCAATAACAGCGGCGTTCTTCAGACTTTCTCAAACACAGCAGCATCAACTCGCTATACGATTATTCGGTACGGCGATACACCCGCGTGATTGCTAAGGACAAAGTTTACCATTTCGCGGCAGGACTCAGCGTTTTCGCTATGTTTTATCCGCTAGGGCATCCTATTGCTTTTTTGGTCGTTGTTTTAGTTGCGGCATTTAAAGAGTTCTGGGATTTATCGGGGCGCGGTACGCCTGAATTTATGGATTTTGTGACCACGATTCTAGGTGCTGTTTGTTTAGCACTTTGGTACGGGTTGTTTTTGTAACTTAGCGATCTTGTTTGCTCTTCTCGTTTTGTCTGAGTCTATAATTTAAGAAACACCTAGTGCCGTGACGTCCCGCAATATTTTTAACCGCAGCTACACTAGCTACACCTCAAACGGTAGCCAGGTTTGGCTCGTCAACGGCGGCGGCACGACTTCGAGTTATACGTCGCCTTACGTCCTATTTGCCGGCGAAAACTTAACCCAAGGCGACATCGTTTACACCAGCGGTAACAGCCTGGCGGTCAAAGCTACCGCGCTGAGCGGCGTGGCAACTGCGTTCTATTACCCCATCGGCGCAGCAGCTCAGACCGTCACGGCGGGTTCGCAGGTCGAAGTCAATCTGGACGGCGTTGTGGTTGTGACCGGCGCCAACATCACCGGCGGCACACAGCTGGTACCCGGCACCGACTACTTTCTTTCCAAGTACAAGGGACAGATCACACCGTATTCGACCGGGTCCGGCATCATCAGTGCTTCGGGCCTAAATCAGTATGGTGCGTCGGTTCGTGTCGGCCGCGCTATTAGTACGTCTGAGCTCGAAATTGAGATTCAGCCCCCGATTCCCTTAGTTAGCTGAGTTCTTTAGCATCGGTTAACACAGGCTGTGTGTTGATTCACTAGAATGTAGCTAGTCCGCACCTGCAGTGTGACGGAATATGATTTGCTTTTTGAGCTACAGTGCTTAACAAGATCTACAGCACGTAAGAGATTCAGAAAAGACATTTTCGCCGCGTGGAAACACGAGTGCGCATATTGCGGACGAAAAGACCCCCAAACATTAGATCACGTTGTGCCTAAATCGAAAGGAGGAACAACGACTAGGGCAAATCTTATACCGTCATGTGGTTGCTGTAATCTGAAAAAGTCTAATATTGAATGGTGTGAATGGTATAGGACACAGTTATTTTGGAGGCATGAACGTGAATTAAAGATTTTAGAGTGGGTTAATCGGGATCACAATGAGTCTGACTCGGCTAAGCACTACGAAGAATTGTGTTCCGTGCCGCTATTGCCGCCACACGAGGAAAACGAAGCTGCCTAAAAACTTATAAAATAGAATCGGAGGCTCTAATGAACAATGCCCGAATGGCTATTGACGTTACTCGTCTCTACGTTGCTTAGTGGCGCGGGTTTAACTTGGAAGAGATTTTCAGACGTTAACGACCGCGTGGATCGCATCGAAATTCGATTGGCGGAAGAGTTTGCAACAAAAAATGATATGAACACAGCGTTCGACAAGGTCGACAAGGCGCTGTGCAGATTTGAAAATAAGTTAGACGCACTCGTGATGTCCGAGTTGCGTACTTTAAGGGAGGGATTTGTACAGAAGGTCAGTGAGATAGAGGAATCTAACCGACCTTTCTGAAATCACTTCTTAGCGATTTTGGTTACGATACCGGCAATCACTTCGATGACTTTGTAGAACTTGCCGTACAGTTCGTTATCTTTAGGGGTAGGAGTGGTGTTGACGATAACGAGTGCTAAAGCATGAAGTGCGGCGCCAATAGCGACGATGTCGACCCAGTGGGCAGCTAAAAAGGCGATTGCGGCAGACATAAGAATCTGGGCGGGTTATTTATAGTTTAGGACTGGAAGCTTACATTTAGGTGTGCGCGGGGTGCGGTAGGGAAGTTATGTGTTTTGGCGCACCGCAGCCTTGCAGGGGCGAGGATAGGGGTTTGGATCAGTCCCTACGCCAGGTCGATTTGATTTCCATGGCGCCGCCCAACAAGTCCTGAGCTCTCGACCCATCGGGTTTGTGTTCGATTATTTCGTACTTGGGTTTTTTCTGCGCCTCCCACTCTTTTACAATTTCCTGGGCCTGCCTGTCCACATCCTTCAGGGTCTGTTCTGTACGCCACTTGACCCAGTCATGCCGGCACCAATTTAGTGCCGCACGAACCCACGGGTTTAGCTTTAGCTTCGGCCAGATTTCTATTAGGCCAATCAGCAACTCGTATATTACTGCGTTCAATATGCTGTACTGGTTCATTTTGATGCGCCGTGGTTTGCTCTAGTCTACGGCGACTGGTTTTTTGGTCGGGTATAATTTAGGTACGACGGTAGTTAGTCATGGTCGCCCGCAATTTTATTACGGTTCCCGGTGAAGCTTTTAATGCTTCGGGTGCTGGTGCGGTTGAGCGGACTGTTGATGATAAGTTAAGGGATGTTGTAAGTGTTAAGGATTTTGGTGCGGATTCTACCGGGGTAGTTGATAGCTCTAGTGCTATACAAACGGCGTTTAATAGTGGGGCTGGATATGTATTTTTCCCTGCAGGTACTTACTTAGTTCGATCTAGCTGTGTCGTCACGTCGGCAAGCTTGAAAAGGGTCGCTGGCGAAGGAGTGACTATTAACGTTGACATTACAACAGGAACCTTAAAGTACGCTTTTGATTTTGCGACAAACTCAATACCTGTATCCATTGAAGGCATTGTATTTCAAGGCATAAATACTGATGCAACTCAAACCGAAAGTTGGCATGGAGGAACAATCTCCTACAACTACAGAGCTTTTAATGGTGGGCTTAGTTTGATTCATGGCAGCACAGTTCTTAATTGTAACTTTAATAACCTTGGTGATGCTTTGTACATCGCTGGCACCATTTCGTTTGATGCCGACAAACCGTCTAGAATTAATGGATGTAGATTTAACCGAAACTTCGTATCCTTTACCGGAATCCTTTGCAACTATCTAGAGTTCAGCCAAAATAATGCTTACCTGGGAAGCGAAGTTACGTTCCCTCAAAGCAGGAATGTTTTGATAACTAATAACTCTCTCTTTTTGCCTGGCACACCGGCAATAGATGTCGGCGGCGGTGCTGCTGTCACCGGTAGTACAGTTACTATTGCTAACAACATTTCATACGGACGCGATGCGATCGTTGTAGAAAACGGTTTCGATGACATAGTTATTGATGCAAACCAGTGCTATACCATGAGTGACTCTCCTAATGGAGTTGGCATTGGGGTGACTACAAACACTAGTGGTCAGCAAATTAACAGGCTCATTATCTCCAACAATAGAATTAGCCGCTACAACGACCCTTATGGAGCCACTCAATCTGCGTATGGAATCCGAGTGCGCGCTGACATTGACACTCCAATGAGAGATGTGCAAATTGAGAGCAATCAGATTTCTACGGTTCTGTACGGCATTGAAGTGCAAGGTTTCGATAGCACCCCCCGTGGCAATAGTGTATCCGTTAGAAACAACACAATTAGGGAGATTCGGGCGTATGGTTTGATATTTGCATCGTTAAATAACTTGATTGTTTCTGGAAACACTATAATTGGCGACGGTTCGGTTGGCTCTAGTCGTGCAATTAAACTGTTTGATATTGTTACGGCGCGACTTATCAACAACGTAACTCGTACTATAGTGACAAGTCATTATTCGTTTGAAGGTGTAAATTCTGATGTAGTACTCGACTCACCCGACCACACTGCTACTACAGAAGCAACCCTGTGGGAATTTGTTTCCGTTACTGGAAATCTTGTGTGTAAAAACGTTACGTTTACCAGTGGCGGATTTCCTACCACCGGTAATTGGGCGCAAGGCTCTTTCACATTGAATCCTGTACCGGCTTCTGCCGGGTATTACGGATCAGTATGTGTTGCTGCAGGCACCCCTGGGACATGGAAGAACTATGGATTGATTACATAACTACCTCATCTAGGTGTACTTGATATTTCGCAATTTCACTAAAGAGGTACTGTTGGTATTCGCGGTTAAAATTTTCGAGCTAATTGCTTTCTTGCCTCCTGCCGCGACCGATGAGCTGACGGGAGCTAATATTTAAACCGCGTCTGCTTATCTTCGATCTATAATTTAATTACTGCCGGTACTTATACATGTCCGAACTCACCCGCGACCTCGAACTCAACGCCGTTCTGGCCTCGGGCGTGGCGTTCCCCGGCCAGCAGCGCAGCGAGTCAACTAACTTCCAGCAGCGCCGGACAGTCAATGCTAGCGGCGTGGTGATTAACACCGCTAGCGCCAAGTACGATACTGCTGACGGCAAGTACGGAATTAGCGACTATTACCAGTTCCAAGCCACGGCAACTGGTGTGATGCAAGTTAATATCCGCGATCAAAACAGTCTGCGTAGCGTCATCGTACTTGACGCGGCAGGTAGCGAAGTTATGACCGCCGAGCCTTCGAAGCTCAGCCGTCGCAATAATTCGGTAACGACCCAGCGAATTGGAACGTCCGGTACGTACTACATGTACATTCAAACCGGAGGCCGTAACTCTGCTGAGTATCGAATCGACGTCGACATCCTTGACCAGTGAGACTATCTCAAACAGGTCTCGACCTGATCAAGGAGTTCGAGGGTCTGCGCCTTAAGGCGTATTCCGACATTGGCGGCGTGCCCACGATCGGGTACGGCACGACCGGACCAGATATCAAGCTCGGCATGGAGGTCACCAAGGCTGAAGCTGAGGATCTCCTGCGTGCCGACGTGGCAGCGTTCGAACGTGGCGTCTCAAACTTAGTCAAGGTTGCGATTAACCAGAACGAGTTTGACGCTCTGGTTTCGTTTAGCTACAACGTTGGTCTAAACGCCCTCCAAACAAGCACGCTGCTTCGGCTGTTGAACGCCAATGCAGATCGTGCAGTTGTCGCATCTGAGTTTCTTCGTTGGAACAAAGTCGGCACTCAAGTTGTCGAAGGGTTAACAAGGCGCCGGAAAGCTGAACAGGCTTTATTCTTGCTGAAGCCTAAACACCCTCAGTTGGCCGCATCGATCTACGCCAAGCAGGACACCTGGCTGAAGCGGCGTCCGGTTCAAAGTTCGGAGCTGGCGGCTGAGGAGAAGCTTTACGTACCGAAGGGCAGCGCGTGGGAGTGGACTGAGATCTGTCAGTATCCCGGCGAGCGCCATCAGCGTGTTGTGCTCCAGGCTCGACCGGATGCTGAATGGTGGTTCTGGCCAGAGCACTTCAAGATCATCAATGACGCAGAGACGCAGGAGACACCGCCGAAGTTAGACGGTGAAGTCAAACTGGTTGTGCCGTATTTCTCTCAGCGGGATAACGCCAAGGACCCGCTGCGCACGTGTTTCTCATCGAGCTGTGCGATGCTCTTAGCAACCCTTGATCCTGATGCGATTGAGGGGGATGACGAATACATCGGAGAGGTTTATAAATACGGTGATACAACAGAAGCTTCAGCACAAATTCAGACGCTTCGGCATTTTGGTGTAGAGGCCAAATTCGTGCAGAATGCTGACTGGGAAACAGTGGAATCGCAGCTGAAGAAAGGCATCCCTGTGCCTATGGGGATCTTGCACAAGGGGCCTGTGTCGAATCCTAGCGGCGGCGGACATTGGGTGTGCTGCGTAGGGATTACAGCTGACAAAAGTAAGTTATGGGTGCACGACCCTTATGGAAATTTAGATTTACTATCGGGTAGTTATATAAACACAGACGGTAGGTACAAATTATACTCGAAAAAAAACCTAGGCCCCCGGTGGCTTGTGGAAGGCCCGATTTCAGGTTGGGCCATCATCGCTAGCTGAGCATTTGCCACAGTCGCAGCGGATCTGATTAAGGTCGTTAAGCTTGCGGCCTAGCTTATCCCAGCCGAGTTTGATCCATTTCTCGTTTACCACGCAGGCAGCTTCGATTTTGCAGGCATAAAGGCCGAGGTAAATATCTTTACCCTTAAACCGCACCTGCGCGTGCCACTTCCCCGTTGCTTTGTTCCAATACACCCCCACCACGCCGCTGGTGTTGTTGCGGTACATCGGTTTATTGACATCTTGAATATCACCATCAACATCTAACCTCAGATTCCCTGCGTTGTTATTCAACCAATTTTGATCCTCATGATCAACCGTAACATCACCAGGATCTTCTCTATAAGCCATGTAATAAATTACTCTTGATGCAAGGTAGTCGGCACCGTCAACCTTCACCCTCCAATCAACCCGATCTTGGTCGCCTGAGTGGGGGCTCGGCGTCCCGGCCACACTCCCGGCGTTCGCTTTACCCCCTCGCCTCACTTTCCAAACCAACCCAGACCACTTGCCAAATTTATCCTCTGGAATCTCAACAACCTCAAACAGCTCATTCAACCGCTCAAGCGGCGGCATAGGTCTATACTTAGGCATCGGCCTGCTCCATACAGGTTGATCGCGCCTCGGGGAGTCGGTAGCTCCGCCGGGGCTTTTAACTCAGCTAGCGTAACACCAAAGCTTTTTAGATATGAACTCCGAAGACTGGAACAACATCGCTCGATGCGCAAACGAACGCGTCATGGCGAAGACATTCTGTTTTGACCACGAAGAGAACAACATTCTGGGGGACTTAGAAACCCGCGAGATGGCTAAGTTACAGGCATATCGCGAGAGTCTGTTAACCGGGGCGTACATGGAAGTAACCATGGAGCTTGCCCGAGTTTTCGATAAGAAAGAGTTGTTGGACGATCCCGAATCACAGACCGTTACAGGCATTGAAGTGCGCCTGCTGACCGCGTAAACTGAAAGACCGAGTTTTGACCCGCGTGGCCAAGTCCGATAAGTACGAAGATCTCCTCGCCAACTGGGACGCGAACGCTGAACAGGATCGAGCCGACTTTCTTGAGTGGCTTTATGAGTTCTATAAGTGCACAGATGGTTTGTACACCGGGCTGTACCAGCGGTTTATCGACGATTTAGCTAATGGGTTGTTGCACGATTTGTACAACAACTATCCGCACATGTTTGAAGTTTTAAAAGATAGGTTAAAATGGTCTTAGCTTAGTGCGCCCCATGAGCCGAGATTACGATAAAGAGTATCGCGAATATCATGGCACTGAGGAACAAAAGAAGCGGCGAGCGGCGCGAAATAAGGCCCGACGTCACCTTGAACGGCAAGGTCGGGTCCATAAAGGAGATAATAAGGACGTCGATCATAAAGATGGAAACCCTCACAACAATTCCTCCGCTAACATAAGAGTACGATCTAGAAGTGCCAACCGAGGGGATAAAGAGTAATGCCGATCGTTCCTGGCTCCGACACGGGTAAGGCCCCTGAGGCCGCTCCTCGGTTAGCGATGCCGACTTTCGGCATGTTGAACCAGCCCCCAATGCCAGGCGTTCGCCGCGTGGCTCAGCTCGACGACATGAATCGCGTGTCGTCCCAGTTCGCACATGATCGCGGGATTTACAGTCGTCCTCCTGTAGGACCTGTCGAATATGGCGAAGGAAATATCAAGAAGTCTACTGCGCTCACAGGACCTGCAGGATATAACCAGCGCAATATTCCTATTCCTGACTCTCCTGACGATATGAGTCAGGCAGAATACATGTTGTCGTTGAGCGAAAATAATCCTAAGAATCGCATGGTCATGCAGCAACTTATTTCTGTACCTAAGCAAACGATGCTAAATACGCCGTCGTTTTCCGACGAATATCCTTATCAGAGCAGCAACACCATGAACAACCTGCTCGCATTAGCTAAGCTCAAAAAGGATTCGCGGAAATGAGGGACACCAACTTTCCCCTTCGGATGGCAGGCCAGCGTTTAGGCTTGGATGCCCCTCGACTGGCCGGCTTAACCCCTTCCGACGTTACCGCACGTCTCCGGTATCAACAAACGTTCCCTAGGACATGAATCGCTTCGCAGGTTCTCTGATCAACATTAATCCTTCGGCGATCCCTCAGTACGGGGATCGTTGGGCGGGTCAAGTCATCAAGGAAAATCCAGGCATTGTGGAGCGCGTGGCGTCCGCAATCGGTATAGTACCTACGACCCAGCAGCCTGCCGGTGAATCGTTTGCACAACGCTAAGCTCGATTGGATTACCGACAGCCCTGAGAAGGTTGTCGCCCGACACGCCCGAGCCAGCACCAAAAATCCTGATAAAGCGGAGTTCCAGAAGCTCCTGACTTTTTGTATTAATCAGGGGCATTGGAGTATCTTCGAACAGGTTTGTGCTTCGTTTGAGATTATAACAAGTCGCGCTATTTCGGCGCAAATTATTCGTCATAGAGCTTTTCATTATCAAGAATTGTCGCAACGTTACTGCAATCCTGATAAAATTCTTGATGACGCCTGGGACGGCTGTTGGGACTTTGAACTTCGGGCTCAGGATTTCAAAGATCGGCAAAATAGTCTTGAGTTTGCCGACGAGACTGTTAAAGAAGTTTTAAAAAAGCGTGTTAAAGAAGTCTTTCTTGAGATTGAAGATCTGTACCATACGTTGTTAGAGTCCGGCGTGGCTCGCGAGTGCGCTCGAAATATTCTTCCGATGTGTACACCTACGCGGTTACACATGCAGGGCACTTTAAGGGATTGGATTTTTTACGTTGGTCTGCGCGGCGCTAATGGTACCCAAAAGGAGCACAAGTATATTGCGCACGATATTGGACGTATTTTGTCCGCTTACGTGCCTACTACAGTGAAAGCTGTGCTTGCGTCTGACAATCCTGCTGTTGAAGGTTGGCGGGTCATTGAGAACTTAGAAATCCTCTGAATTACATAGCTTTATTACATTAGATACACACACATCACAAGTTTCAACAATGACCCAAGAACACCCAATTACTCCGCCTTCTGAAGGCCTTGTTCTGCAATGGTCGGATGAATGGTACAAAGCAAAAGTAAAACACATGAACCGTGAGCAGCATCTATGTATGCAAGCCGCCCATTGGGGTGCTGACCAGGAGCTGGAGGCGTGCTGTGAGTGGCTGAATTGTGAACTTGGTACTGGCTGGGGGCATGGCACCAAACTTCGCGCCGCCCGCCGCCCCAAGCCGCCGAGCTTGAAGGAGCTGAACCTGAAGCACTTGGAGGTCATGGAGCGCGATGGCCATTACCTACCTGAGATCATCGCGGATCTTCGTCGAGCTATTGAATCCCTGCCCTCTTAGGCAACATCACTAATGACCCCAATGGAAGACAGATCACAAATCAGCGACGGCTACCACACCTTTGCTGAACTGTACGAACACCGCCACGCACTGTTTCTTGCTTTCGTAAGCACCATGCCTGAATGCTTCGTGATGAGCCGATGCCATTCTGACGGCAAATTGTGTTTTGGTAGCTACGAATGGTTTATCGTTATCGGGGAACTTCCGACGGGAGGCCAAATCAGTTACCACCTCCCCGCAAGCCTGTGGGACACTGCTGCAAAAACCGGAATGCAGGTAGCAGAAAAAGCACTGGAGTGGAATGGCCACACATCTGAAGATGTTGTAAACAACTTGTTTGCTTACGCAACCTCTTAGTCCACCTCACTAACCACCATGACTGACTACAAACAACTGTGCGCTGAGCTGGTTGATGACCTTGAGTTGTGCGACTGGCCCTTCAAACTAAAGGAGACAATCCGCGCTGACATCGACCGCGCCCGCGCCGCCCTGGCCGAGCCCGAGCCCCCACACCGCTGCATCTACAGCCCGTCGCAAATAGCAGAATGCGGTGGCCCATGTCAGCAAGGTCCTGAACACTGCGACTGTGGCGAGTTATGGGTAACCGAGCCCGAGCCGAAGGAACCAACCAGTCGACAGCTCATTATGTTGGCTGATGATATGGGGATGACGTCAGTCGGAGATGCTGCCGAGTACGCCCGCGCCGTTCTCGCACGCTGGGGCAACCATCCGGGATCTCCAGATAGTTCGGGCAACTTGAAAGCCGGGCTTACACGTTCCCCTGCCGCTGGCGAGGTGGCGGAGCTTACGCGATTGCTGCGTGAAGAAGTCAGTGAATTGCGCGCAGGTGGGCACCTGACTTCCGATGAGCGCCTTCGCGCCGCCGACTTACTGGAACGCCTGAGCCCACCGCAGCCGGTGCCGGTGAGCGAGCGCCTGCCGGGGCCGGGGGATTGCGATATAGAAGGCAAGTGTTGGTGGTGGTATCCAGAAGTACCTAGCGACACCTATGGCTACTGGGCGCATGAAGATGACGCTGTACCAGAACGCGCTCTAAATGAGCAGCCAACACACTGGCTATCTGTCCGTGCCCTGCCACTGCCCTATTAGTCCGATCAACTACTAGCCATTAGAAAGCCCCAGTAATCCTTCACGGGGACGACCGGGGCTTTCTTCGCGCGTTTCTTAACTATAGCATGTTTTTCCAAGGATCGTCTACATTTTGAGGCGACTGGTTGTTTTTTTGAAATAGCTCCCTAGCTACTTCCGTCGCTCGCGGCACAAAATTACGCGCTTGCGTGGCGGCAGTAAGCGTCTGTATCTGGCCGCTCATCATTTGGATCTGCTGTTTCAGGATTGCGTTTTCCCTGATGACTTCGTCTGCTTGATTGTCCGCCCACGCCTTCGCGTTCAGCGTTAATTGGGTCAAAATCTGCTCGGGATGATCGAACGAATAGATAACACCCATCGGAGTGTCCACACGCTGGCCTCCGTTTTGAGTCGTTACCAGACTCTCCAGCAGTTTTTCAGCCTGAGGAAATTCGAGCTCAGCATGGAAAGCCAGCTGCTGCGGAGATACAAGCCCTTTGAAATTTTCGTAGCAGTAGCTCAGTGCCTTTGAAACTTTGGTTGCTCGTTCGGTCTCTTCCTTTTCCTTATCCTTTTTACTGCTGATCAGACTGGCGGTGACGAGTGAGCCTCCGGCAGCAGCCCCGAACACAGGAAACGTTCCGGGCTGCATGGCGATTGAACCGATTGCTAGACCGAAGCCGGCGCACGTAGCAATCAGAGTTTTATTGATCGGCATTTGATGGTTTTGGGTCGTGTTCCGTGAACGCCTTGTCCCAGACGTTGGGGTTTGCAGCAAAGTCTACCGGTGACGGCAGTCGATTATCACCCCGGTTACGCGGATCCGTGGTCGGATCATAGGGCTTGATTACGAGTCCTTGAATGACAGCTTTGCCATTTATGAATTTAGACTGCACGCCGGGTACTTTCAACACGTTGTTTGTTGTCTCGCGCAGACGGTCCACGAAGCGGGGCTTGGCAATCGTCCTGAAACCGTTGCACTTGGCGAAGTTACAGTAGCTCGCATAAACTTCTGTGAATGCGTTTTTAACGTACAGACCCTTCTCCTGCTCGTCGATGTTCGGTTTAAGGGCACCGGCACCAAGAACGGTATAGGAGTTTGGTGCGTACATCGTGCACTCCGCCAGCCAAGCCACGATCGGATTGTTGAAGATCAAAGCTTCGATGTTTGTCGTGTTCAGCGTGGGAGCGAACTTGGTCGGGTTGGCCAGCACTTCACGCATCTGATCATGTCCCATGCTTAGCGCCCAGGCGGCGATGTTCGGCAGTTCGGGAGCGAACTCACCCTCGATATGATCCGGGTACACGCTGATCAGGTTCTTGCGCTTCGAGGGGTTGATGACGTTGTTCATCACGATCGTGAGGCGCCGCCGCTCCAAACCGCTGCTGATGTCCGAGCTGCTGATGTGCTCGTTCGACGCGATTGAAACGAGGAGCTCAGGCTTGAAGTTGATCACCTCCTTGCCGTACTTCCGTTCGGCCCGCAGAGTGTCGCTGGCGGACGTCAGCTTTTTAAGAGTGTCCAGACGGCGGCTAAACGAAGCTTCGTCGGTCAGTAGCAAGAGCCGCTTTCCGATCAAGCTGTGCCCTTCGAATCGGTTGGTTTCGATCGTCTCCAGGTCGGACGTATGCGTGCCCGTGTAGCCCGCCAGCGCAATCAAAACCTGTTGCAGCGTGGATTTACCGGAGCCACCGGCACCGATCAGGTGGAGGAAGCGCTCGCCCGTTGCGTAACCGACAAGGACAGCCCGACAGAATGCCTGGATAATGACGACGTTATCTTTTCCTACTGCCCAACTCAGCCAGCTCAGGAACTTCGGGCAGTTGGTGTCTTCGCTGAAGTCAAAACCGAGGCGGCTGCGGAAGTACAGATCGCGCTGGAAACCGTCGGCAAAATCCAGGGTCTCCACGTCCAGAACGCCATTTCGGAATGCCACCTTGCCTCGGTTGGAAGTCCAGATGGACTTACGTCCGCCCTTGATGGAGCGAAGCAGACGGGCTTTCAGCAACAGGAAAATGCTGTTGACGGTTCCGCTGTTGTAGCGCTGCAGAATGCCGGTCTGCACAAACGTATCTAATGCTTTCAGAATACGACGTTTGATATGCTGTTCGTCGCTCAAGAACCAGATCCCTTCCTCATCGTCGTAGCTAAAGAATTCGTCGAGGGAGGAGTCATATAGGAACTGATCGCCGTAGTTGCTGGAGATAACTTCGGCAATGTCGTTCTCGCTGAACGCACGGTCGTTGTTTTGCAGGTTGATCAGTTGTGCAGGAGTCTGCGGCGTGGCGACCATGGGCTCTTCGTCGGGTGTTTTTGTGGATGTTGATGTTGTTTTGGGCGACGGCTCGCTAGTCAGATCGAAGTCGTCGATTGAAAGCACAGAGTTTTTTGGTTGTGCTTTTTTTGCTTTGATCCGATCCTTGACGGAGTCGGGACACTGCTCTGCGAATACGGAACGGTTTGCGTATTTAACTTTTTTCCAGCACGCCACTTCGGCATCTTCTGCCACGATGGCCGCTGCTGGTCGGAGGCTCGTCGCGTCTGCGATCGAGTTCAGGATGCGGTTGAACTTGCCGTCTAGCTCTGGGGCGTACTCGTAGATAGAGTAGAACAGACGGTGCGCAACGTCAAGGGGGGCCTCCGTCAGGGTGACGTTATGGCCATTGCACCAGTTAGCCCAGCCGATGATTTCCTTGAGACCGATTGCCATGGCTAGGCTCCGGTCTTCGACCGCCTCGCCGTGCAGCATGTTCTGGACGGATTTGCTAAGCAACAGATCAAGCTGGCATCCGTCCGCCTCTAGGGGGCAATCCAGTGCTTCGTGAGCGTCATGCTTAAGCGAAGCGTCTTGCGGCAGCGTGGAAAATACTCGGGCTCCTTCATCGATCTGCCAGGTAGGGATAAATTTGTCCGTTGTACAGATCAGATCCTGCGGGCCACGACCGCCGTAGAACAGGTTGACGGTCTGTGTCGCACGCTTATCTGAGCCGGGAATCTGTACGGCGATTTGCCGTACAAACCACTGGTAGAAATCCGGTTGTACGATGTCTCGTTCGAGTCCAAAAACGAGACGGAACCTGGGCCAATCGGGTGTGTTGCTCGGGGAATAATACGCAAACGATAGGTACTTCTTACATATATCTAATTCAAGTGCTTGTTCAACTGTTAACTGAATGTCCTTTATCTTTTCTCCGTTCTCGTCTTTACCGTCTGCCTGATTATCGATATCGATGATAACCAAACCGGCTTTTATGAATCCGGTGTCTCCGCTTTTGCGTCTGCCTTCAATCAGCTGTGCTGCACACAGACCGGCACCTGCCGCAATTCGATTCGCGATGACTTCCGTCGAGTTGCTGGATGCTTTCCAGTTTTCGTTAAAGGCAGCAAAGTTACCGCCCGATGCTATCTTTCCGGTCTTCGGATTTAGATATTCGCGAACTTCGTCGTTGATCGAATAACTAAATTCCATGAGACCCCTTGTGGCCCGGACATTCTGGCACAGAAAAGCGCAACACGCATGGTTTGCTCTGTAACAACCGAATCTCTCTAGATTCGATCATCTTAGATGAGACTCACCCTGTTACGTCGTGAGTGTCGTAGTATTTTCGCACTATTTGCCACCAGTTTTCTTTGTCTTTTTCTATATCTTTTTCTCCGAAACTAAATACCTGAACGCTATATTCAGGTATAGGAGTAGATACAATTATCTGGGTTTTCGATATTTTAATACCCAAGCATTTTTCGGCTGCGATTGTATAGGCAGCAAGCTGGAGTTTCGTTTTCTTGAATTTAAAGACTCCACTGATTAGGGCTTTCTTTAAGTTCTCTGGGATATCAGCTTTGCTTGAGGGGAACTTCGCGCTGTATGGCCCTACGGACGTTTTGAAGTCGCCCAGGATGATTTCGCCGTTGCTGTCTTTATAAATGATGTCGCAGCAGCCCGCCCAGCCGTGACCTGTTGGAGCGTCGTAGTAGTGTATGCGTCCGACTCCATCATCCCCGACGTAACGGGACCAACCGGGTTGGTTGTAGGGTTTTTCACTCCATAGGACGCGTCCGCTGCCAATCAATTCGTCAACTTTCTCTGGAACGTCCTTCCAATAAGGCTTAAGATCTTCTCTGGGGTTTACTGTAATCCCCCTGATGTGGTTCTCTACCGCCTCGTGGATCCAGCTCCCACGAGCTGCTGCAGCGTCAGCAACCCCTGGATTTAACGCATTCCAATGCGCTAGCTTACGCTGTGTTTCGGCGCTCTGCGTGGCGGATAAAACAGATGTCACCGAAGGCAAAGGCACATCTACACCTTCGCAACGGTAGTGACGTAAACCGTTGACCGTGAGTCTGGTACTATTAGACACGTTAAGGAAGACGGGAATTTCCGTCTTAAATCTTTGAGTATTCTATACCTGTTGATGCTGAATTAAAACCTTAAAGCTATTTGCGGGGAGGGTCCGTCGTCATCTTCGTCTTCCTCGTCACTGTCGTCCCCACCGATATAGAACTCATCTACTTGATACTTGAAGTCCCGTTGAGCATCAATCATTTGCTCGTGGAGGCATTGGCCTGCGTTAAAAGACTCAGTAACAATTTCTGCGCACGTCTCTGCATCTCTTGCTTCGCCATCATGGGAAATGCATTCCTGGAGTAGCTGGGTTGAAACGAGTAATGATGCGATCCGATCAAGACCACGGTTTGTCTCCGTCAGTTTTTCAAGCAGTTCCCGGTGAAGTTTTTCGATTTTATGCACTTTGATTTAAGGGGAGGGGCGGAACTGACTGCCAATCTACAAGAAACTCGATGTTCGTGCCATCCATCCAGTTCCACGGTTGCCTGAAGACAAACCATGCGGACGTTACAGAATCACGCGACTTGCTGACAGTGCTGAACTGCGGCCGTGGCGAGAAGATCATCAAGTCAGACAACTTACTGTTTTGGAACAACTTGCGCCGTTTAGCTACGGGCTCTAGAAAGCTTAAGCGGTCTAATACAATCACACCTTCGTTTGCTATTTTTATGCCGTAGTCTAGAACGTAGTGTGTCTCTTCTTTTAATCCTGTTGTGTTTGCGATTACCCAATCGTATACACCTTGTTTTGCGGTCCACCAAAGTGGATCGAAGATATGGACTCCTTTTTCGTAGCTGTCGCAGTCCAACTGTTGTTGGTTGAACTGAGCCGCCAGTTGTCCTTCTAGATCGCAGGGCAACAACAGCCTGCCAGTCAAAGAGAGACGTGATGATAGTTGATGAACAATGCCTTGAGGGATTTGATAGAAGTTGGTGCTCATGGTGATTTGATTACGTTAGGAAAAGATGAATTCTAATCCTGTTTGCAGTGCCTTGATCCTAGGCTTAACGCAGGGTCACCGAGTCTCATGCGTCTCTTCGAGCTCACTGCTGAACAAAGTTTCCTTCACCAGCGGGTCATCAGGGACGCAGACAAGCTAACCAAAGAGGAGCTTGTGAAGATCCTCGGGGATATACATCGGCTATACCTGATCAAGGGCGGGTTGTTTACGAGGCTCGTCAACTGGTGCGCTCGGACCGGCGTGGAACTTCCGCCGTTAACCGAACTGTATGGCGGAGAGTCGCCTCTTTTAGATGCAGACGCGGACCCAGACGTTGTCTGACCCCCTCTCAAAACCCCAGCGTTCTGCGTAGCGCATCAGCACGTCACGGGTGCTGTCTTCGGGGTAGATAAACAGAGGGTGTGAAGTGTAGTCTAAAACGAGACGCATGAGACGGGCGCAGGCTGCCCAGCATTTCAGGTCGCTCACGTTCTGAATGCGAGCTGCTCTGCGTGCCCTCTTGTTCTTTCTGTTGCAGAACCAATCGTTCTGGGCTCGCTTGCTTTTGCAGATGCTAAGAGCCACATTACCTGCAAACCCATAATCTTGAATAACGATTGCGATCCACAGGTTCTTGTATTTAATTCTGTAGCGGTAGTCAGAAAGCATGTAAAAAAAAAGCCCCCGCGTAGGAGGCTCAGACCTTGGCTCTGGATCAGTTTAGATCAGAAATCTAAACCGAGCTTCTTGGCTTGTTCTTCCGTAAGCTCAAGTTTCTTTTTTGCCGAGGGGGGTTCGGCGGCCGCAGCCAGAGCTTTGGGATCACCGGCGGAAGCAAGCTGTTCGGTAGTCGGATGACTACGCGCAGCTTGAAACGCAGCTTTGATTGCCGCGTGGTCTCCGCCGAGGGGCAGCTCCACCAGATCACCACCAGGGATCACAGACTTCAGCACGTTGCTAGCAGACTCGGCGCCGCCGTTCTTGAGCCAGTCGGCGATGTCCTTGATCAGCTGCTCCTCCTCTTCGTTTTGGGGCGGCCGATCGGCAAACGAAAGTGCGTTGTAGTTGATCTTGGCACCGTCGGCACCGGTCATGGGATCGCGCTCGTTGAAGGAGCGAGTCTCGAATTTCGTAGTCGTAACCACGGTGCCTACGTTGATCCTGTTGTTGTACAGGTTCTGGAAGTAAGAGATGAAGTTCTTCTGGGAAGACTTGCCGCTGATGATGCTGGTTGTTACGCAGCGTGGAGGCAACAGGCGATGTTTGGGAGACACGCCGATGTAGGCAATGCGAAGGAACTCTTCGCCTTGGCGCATCCCAAGGTTGCCATAGAACGGACTAAACCCAAGCAAAATGAATTCAATGGGAATTCCGTTGTCGTTTCGGTCGACGATGGCGGAGTCAGGATCGACGTCGGATTTCCAACGGCGAGCTTGGAGATCAATCCGTAATGTGTGCGGAGGAACGTTGCACAGGATTTCCGATTCGGAAAATTCGCCAGCGATGTACATCAGTTAGTTAGCGGAGGAGATCAGAGCGAGAAATCAATAGATCCAAGGGCAGCGGCAGCTACTTTTCCTTTTTCGGGATCGGCGGCTTTAGTCGGAGCTTTGCGAGTGGATTTAGGAAGGTAGAGAACTTTGTCAAGGTTGTAGTTCAGATAGCTCTTGTCGTCTTTCTCGGAGGTGGAGACACGTCCCACAGCGATAGTGGGTGTACCTGGCGCAAGCTCCGCAAGCTGCTTACTGAGCTCATTCCACGCCGTTATTTTAAACCACTGTGTCTCGTTGTCTTCAGACTGCCATGCAAGCGAACGGTTTGTCACCGTCGAGTCTCCTACTTCTGCTTCGTCACTCTTGGGGCCGAGGCCACCCGTAGCAACGAACAGATTCATGGCAAGCAGATCGTCGAAGTTTTCTTGAGTGACGACCAGCATAGGTTGCATTTGCAGCACGCCGTCGACCGTTGCTCGGGTTGGACCCAGAGCGAGAACGGTCTGGTCTTTCTTGAGCCCAGCCAGTAGTTTGCCAACGTAGTGGTCTTTTTTTTGGAGTAGTTGGACTTTGGTTGCGATGCGCTTGTCGTTTGACGGCAGCGCCTCAGCCAAGACGTTGAGGGTTTCTTCGTCGATCTGCGCCTCAGAGGTGACGCGCAATCCCAGAATGAATACGTTCATCCTTGAGCTTCCTGTAGATCGTTGAGCGGTTTACGTTAAGTGCCTTGGCGATCTGACGAGCAGAAGCGCCTTGGCCATGGAAGGCTAGCAGCATTTGAATGTCGCCGCTGGTTAGTTTCGCATTTTTCTCACTGTGATACTCAAAATGATACGGGTTTATACAGAGAGGGTTGTCGCACCGTGGCTTGGGCACGGCACCGTCCCTCGGGATATCTAGATATTTAAGTATCGTAGTTCTGACGTAATAGCGTTTACTTAGCGCATAGAAACAGGGGCTTCCATTAGTTATAGATCCCTCCCACACAGCACAATCTCTTTGATTGAACTCATTTAGTGCCAACCGTTCAAATAAGTTTGAGACGGGGGTCGGTCTGGATTTCAGGTAAGTTATTTGATATTTGTCGCAATCTAAAGCCCTGCTTATATCGAGGGCTTGACCTTGGGCATGTGCCGTGTCAGCCGCGACGATAGGCAGGGCTAAGGATTTGTTATGACTATTAAATACTATGCTGTGATGTTCCAAATTTTACTTTTTCTTGCCTTTACCGCCATCATTTTTATTAGCGGCCTGTTCTAATACCTGACGAGCTTGGTTGCTAAGTTCAACCCGACCTTTGTCTGCGGCTTTTAAAGCAGATTCCGCAGCTTTGACGTTATTACCAGGAGCTGACAGCAATGCGGCCGCTTCGTTGCGGCTCAGCGTGGATTGCGCCTGAGCAGTCTGGCCGCCTTTCGCTGCCGCTAAGACACCTGTGCTTCCTGGCTGGGCAGCTTGCCTTTGCTCCACTCGCTGAAACGCTGCAAAAGCGCCAGCAGGAGCTTCTGTGCTCGAAGGCGCAACATAGGTTCCTTTATTCGCCGTGGACGCAACAAAACCTCCCGATGCTTTTTGAATCGTTGTCGGTTGTTGTTTTGTGGAGGTTGCCCAAGCAGGTTGCATTCCTCTCTGGGAAGTCGCGGCCGCCGGGGCAGTCGTCTGTGCTGACGTAGCACCTTCGCCTCCTCCA